GGAGGTAAGCCTAATGGTTATTCTTATATCCCATTTAGAACATTAGATAAAGTTGAATGTGAAAATGAGTTTCAATATGGAGTATTTGATTGGGCTAATCAGGATAAGTTTCAATTAAGAAAGAAATTTAGAATATGGAGATCTGCCTTACCTAGAAGCCAGGGAACTCTAGATAGAATTAGGAACCCTTGGACTCATATAAAATTACATTATAGACCAGACCAATCTGAAGATAATAGATTAATTCTTCATGATATAATAGTCAACTATACTGTAATCTAAACTTGTAGGGTATATATCATTGAATGTATACCCTATAAGTTTTTTATTTATGTATTTGGATATATTAAATATTTTATATATATTTGTCAATATAAATATATATTAACTATGGCAAAAAAACTAAGACACAATATTTATGCTTCAGGAGGGTGGTCAGGAAAGGGAATGATTAATTCTCTCAAAAATGCTGATGGCTCTCAAATAGCTGGAGCAATAGGGGGAGCAGCTAATTTAGCTGGAGGACTTGTTTCAAGCATGTCTAATACTACTGAAGAAGTTCCTGAGGTACAGGTTTCTGCAACTTCAAAAGCAGATCTTTTAAATCAAATTAACTCTTTTAATGGCCTAAATCTGGGTCGAGAAAGAGGCAATGGTTTTGGTGATGTTTTATCAGGAGTTAGCAATGGACTACAAGCTGGTTCTGCAGCAGGACCCTTAGGAGCAGTAATAGGAGGAGCCTCTGGGGGACTTTTATCTGGTATATTTGGTGGATGGGGCCGACGTAGACGCAATGCTAAAAGGAGACGCCAAGAAGAGGGTTATAATGCTCAAATGGCAGATCAATTCGATGCTGCTAATGAAGAATTAAATGTTGCAGCTACTAGCAATATTTTATCAAACTACTCAGCATATGGAGGTAGTTTATATGCTTATGGTGGAAACTTTAATGATGGCCTAACTACATTTGGAAATGGAGGATCTCATGAGGAAAATCCTAATGGTGGAATTCTGCAAGGTACTGACGACCAGAATAATCCTAATTTAGTAGAGGAAGGTGAAACTAAGTGGAATAATTATATATTTTCAAACCGACTTAAACCTGGAAAAGATTTTACATCGCAATTTAATTTGCCTAAAGCAATAACTAATAAGAGTTATGCAAAGGCTTCAGAATATTTAACTAAAGATGCAAAGGAAAGACCTTATGATCCTATTAGTAGGAGAGGGATTAATGCTTCTTTAGGCAGGCTTAGAGACTCTCAAGAATCTCTAAAAGCCTACGAAGATTTAACTAACAACACGGCTAATGATATTAATATGTTAGAATTAGGAGAAGTATTAGCTAAAGGAGGAGGAATTCATATCAAACCTTCTAAAAAAGGAACCTTTACAGCAGCAGCTACTAAGCATGGTAAGAGTGTACAAGCCTTTGCTAATCAAGTATTAGCTAATAAAGAAAATTACTCACCTGCAATGGTCAAGAAAGCTAATTTTGCTAAAAATGCTGCTAAGTGGCATGCATTAGGAGGACCTATTAGAAACGTACAGAACAGATTTAATGTAATTGGTAATCAAATAACTCCATTTGCTTTTGGAGGAGACTTGCCAAATACTCATTTTAATAATTATATTCCAGGTACCAGAGGGGGCCAGGGTACAAATGTTTTTGCTAATGGAGATGAATTAAAGATTCCTGAAGTACCTATGGGTAACTTAGCTGGAGATAAAAAATTAGTTACTACCCCTATAGTGAAAGATACCGGTCTGGCTAAACACTATCAATCTGGTGTTACCAGTCCTAATAGGTCTAATTTTAATTGGGGTGATTTTGCTTCTCAACTAGGATTATTTACTCCCGCTATTACAAATATTGGACTAGCATCTTCTGCTATGAATGAATCTCCTGAACAATATAGGTTTGATAGAGTAGCTATTGATCCTTCTGATAAAGCCGATGTTAACTTTCCTTATAAACCTATAGACAGGGAATACATAGCTAATAAGATTAGATCACAAGCTGGAGGGACTAGAAGGGGTATAATAAATACTTCTGGAGGTAATAGGGCTACTGCACAAGCTGGGTTACTATCAGCTGATAGAAACTTCCTTAATGCTATTGGAGATGCTTATTTTAAAGCTGATGATGTTAACTATGGAAGATTTATTGATAGTAAAACTAGAAGTAATCAGGCTAAGTTAATGAATGCCCAAAATGATCTTAGAGCACAAATGTTTAATGCTCAGGTTGGCCAACAAGAGATTCAAGCTAATGCTATGAATAGAGCTGCTGCTAGAAATCTTCAGAGAGAAGCTGTGTCTAAGATAGGAGATACCTTTGGAGATGTTTCAAGGTATATGTATGATAAGAATGTTTTAAAATCAATGTTCCCTTATACTACAATGGGTGAGTATCGTAGAAGTAAAGGTGGTAAACTTAAAACTAAGAAATAATGGCTGTGAACGCGTATGATAGGGCTAGTTATTCTCAGTTGAAATTGCCTACTTTTCAAGAGATGATGATTGCTCCACAATACTTAACAGAGCAACATGAGATGGCCCAAGCAAGAGCAGATGAACTATTAAGTGAGGCACAAAAAGTTGAATTAGCAGCTATGGAGAATCCAAATGGTAAAGCTGCTCAATTATATCAGGGATATACACAGAGGCTTAATGAAGCGGTAAATTCCTTAAATGAACGAGGTATTAATGCATCGAATATTAAAGCTAATTTGGGCAAACTTAAAGCTGATTATAATGCACAAATTGCTCCTATTGCTCAAGCATGGGAGCAACAAAGGAAAGATAAGGAGGCTTACAATGCAATGACAGCCAAGGATAGATCCTTAATTACTGCTTATGATCCTTCTCAAACTAGTATAGATGCTTACTTAGGAAGAAATAATGCTTCATATATACCTCAAGGAATCAGTGGTAATGAAATAGCTCAAAGAGTGGCTATGGCAGCTAAGCCTTACAGTGATTGGATTAGTCAAAAATTACCGGAAATATCTAAGACAGGGCTCCCCTATAAGTACTTCACTATGGTACAAAAAGGGTTTAGTCCAGACGACGTAGCAGCAGCTATGAGAGATGATGGTATTGATGCCCAAACTGCTAGTGAAGGATCTCTAATGCTTAAAGATCTTAGAGATAATGTTATTGCTTCCTCTGGGGCTTATGAATTATTTGGCAATAATCCTGAAGCTATAAATAGATTAATTCAATATGCTAATACTGGATTAAGTCAAGCTATTGGTACTAAGCAGTTTGGAAATATTAGTGATGATTATACGGCTGATATAAATAAAATTGCATATACCCAAGCTCTTAAAAATCAGGCCTCTGAATTACCTGGAAGAAGAGTTGGAGTATTTTCCAGACCTGTAGCAAGTTCTAAGAATATCCAAAGGGGCAAAGAAATAGATTCTGCACTAGAAGAATTGAATAAATTAGACCCAGGTAGCAAAATAGATAATAGTGTGACTGAGAGATATACTCCTACTATACAATCATCAATAACTGGATATGGAATGGAGGGATATACTTCTCAAAGTTCAGTTGCTAAGGCATTAAAAGCTTTAGGAGTTACTGATAAAGAAATTAATCAGTTAACTGTTCAAGAGGTTAAAGATAAACTACTAAAAGAGAGAGATGATTTAGTTACCATTCAAAATGGTTACTATCCAAACATTCCAAATTCTTCCAATATAAATAGTAAGATAAGAAACTATTTACTTACTAGTTCTGATGAAGGAGGATTCCTTGAATATGATTTTAATGAGGGAGCTCCTAAAAAAGATAAAAAAGGTAATAGACTTCATGGTAAAGATGCTGCAGATTTTCTAAAGAATGATGATATAGTTTATGTATATAGTCCTCAAAGTGGTATGGTAGCAAGTGATGGAGAAAAAGCTTATCAAGTGCCAGCGGAAGCTTTAGAACCGTTGTATGGTGGTACATATAGGAAATATGATGGCATTATAAAAGACCTTATTTCTAATAAACCAGAAGGACCTATTACCAGTAATGGGAAGGTAATATATAATGATTGGAGAGAAGCTGTGGCTGATTTATCAGAAGCTATAGTTAACATTCTTTCAAAAGAACAGGCTGATTTTGTTCCAGTAAGGTCAACAAGTTCTTCAAAAACATATTAGTATGGCATATGAAATAGATGATCCCAGAGAAGTAGGGACCCAAGGATTAAAAGGACTTAAAAGTGTAGATAAACAGGCTACTGATGGGTATGAAGTAAATATTGACAAGGGATTATTAGATCTTCTTGGTAAGACTGACGTAGATACTTATAGTCAATTAGCTAAGAAGAGTCAGGATGAAATGTCTGATTACACACCTGTTGGTAACCAACTTCCAAATTTTAGCAGATATGATGCTGATTTATCTAGAATAGATCAGTTACAAAATATTAATGATTTTAGAGCAGACCAGCAGTCTAATTTATTAAAAGCCACTAATGCTGTTATTAGTGGTGTTTTAAGTGGACTTGCTACAGCAGTAGAAGATTTTAGCTATATACTTGACTTTGAAGAATGGGGTAAAGTTTTTTCTGGGCAAGATACACTAGAAAGAAATTGGCTTGGCCAAGCTATGGTTGATGCTAAGGAGGCTCTATATGGAGCTATGCCTATATATGAAAGAGAAAGAAAAGATACTTTTTCAGATAACTTTTTTAGATGGTCTACTCTAAGAAGTGGCCTAGATAGCATGGTTGGATTTGCTGTACCGGGAGGAGCTATTAGTAAAGGATTAAGTCTAGGAACCAAAGCTCTAAGAGCTTCTAGAGCAGCAGCTTATCTAAGTAAACTAGCAGAGACTAATAAGATTGCTAAAGGTCTAGATAAAGGCCTTAATTTCTTAACAACTGGGCCTTCTGGAGAAGTAGTTAATTCATTAGTTAGTGGTATGTTAACTAACGATGCTGAAGGCAAAATGATGGCATTTGAAGTAGCAGATAATGCCAGAATGCAGTATGTTAGTGATAATGCAGCTAAGCTATTGGAAGCTAATAAAGATACTCCTAATTATACAGTAGAACAAGCTTTAGCAGAAGCTAAAGAATTAATGGATAATGACATAGATTTTAATAACAAATTAGCTGAGGAACAGACTGAATTTGTTAATAGGAATAGAATCTTTATGCTTTCTGATGCCTTTGGTATACATGGAGTATTTAAAGGTATAGGTAAAACTAGAAATTTACTGAAGGATAAAGGAGTTGCTCAAGCAATTAAAGATCTAAAAACTCTTTCTTCAGATAATTTCCTTCTACAAATGACTAAAGAGGGAGCTGAAGAAATAGGTCAAAATATTCTTCAATCTGAGGCAGAGTACCAAGTTAATAAGAGTAGAGGAGCTTTATCTCCCAAAGATGCAGAGCTCTCTCTTACTGAGAGAATTTTAAACTTTGGTACTTCTACACAAGCTTTAGTTGAAGGTGCTATGGGATTTATCACTGGTGGTATACAAAGAAATGTAATGAGAGCTGCTGGTGATCTTATCTCAGGAGATCCTTTAGGTAAGAAAAGAAAGGAAGAGTATGCTAAAGCTCAAGCTGAGCAGAAAAAGATTCTAGATTCCTATACTGAGGCTCATCTAAGTGATTTAGTAACTGCTGAAATCAATAGAACTGAAGCTGCAGCTGATATTAATGCAGAGACTCTAACAGCAGATATTAAGGAAAGAGTGTTTAATTCTTTAGCTACAGAAGCCTTTCAAAATGGGACTACTGAGCAACTAGAGAGATTAATACAAGACACAGCTAGTCTTTCTCCTGAACAAGCAGCTGAGAGAGGGTATGATCCAGATTATAAACAACAGGCTGAGCAAAGAATCAAGGATCTTCAAGAAGCTGAGAAAATGTATCTAAGTTATTCAGCATATCCAAATGCTTCTCAATTACTTCATAATAGATTAATGAACAAATCTGCTATGAAGTTTGTGGAAAATATTAAAGAAGATTTATCTAGACATCAAAAGGCTCTTAATGATAAAGTAAATGCTGCTTATCCTCAGATTGCAGAAATGATGCAACTTATGGATGAGGAGTCTGGCAAATCTAATCTTTTGACTAATGTATCAGAGGAATATATTGATAAAGCTAGAGAGACTCTTGAGTCTTTGGATGAGTATAAAGCTGTTCAGCATACTAAGTCTCAATTGGAATTAGCTGCTAATTATATTAAAGATTCTGATAAGAAGTTTAAGGAGTATCTATCTCCAGAATATCAAAAGGATTATCTCCAAGCACAAAAGTCTTTGATAGAGTCTATACAAAAAGAAGCTTCCAAAGAAGTCAAACAAACTAAAGATGCTGTAAAAGAAGAGATATCTTCAACTGTCGCTACTGCCTCATCTCCAGAAGAGAAGCAAACTATAGTTAATCAGGCTAAAGAAGATGCAGGTAATGATGAGATAGCTCAACAAGCCATTGAAGAAGTTGAGCAAGAGACTGCTAATAAGGAAGCTATAGCTACTTCTAAAACCTTAGACGAAGAAGCTCCTATTGATAATGACTTGGTAGATAAACTATTACAGGAAATAACTGGAATTGATTATTTTGATAGATCTCCTAAAAATGTTGAGAATAGAAGATTCTTTAAAATGACTAAAGCGGATGTTAGACAACAAGGCGATATTAGTCTACATCCTGAGTTTGAAGACAGTGGATACTTTAGTATTGGAGCAATTAAAAGAGCTATTCAAGATATTCAAAAAAGACCTTCTAACAAGTTTAATACAGCTAGAATTGATGCACTAACTAAATTAATAAATAGACTTAATGATATTTTCAAACAGCAGAATAAACCACTAGAAACTGATAAGGTAGTAACTGCATCTAGTTCTGATTCTAATATATTTAGTGAAGAAGGCATTACTATAGAAACAGCCGATACTGAAAAAGAAGTTAACGATATTATAAATACATCTGATCCTAAGGAATTTAAATCTCCCAATGGAGCTGGATTAGTGGCTTATTTAAGTAGAGAATGGTTAGTTAAAAATGGTTCTAAAGTAAGTGCTAGCAATAGTGCTATTCTTAATGATGCAACTAAGTTAATTCTTGATCCTAACAGATTAAGAGGAGACGAATTGATTCATTTTGTTATTAATGATTCCCCTAATATTCCAGTATATTATAATGGAACTAAAAGTACCTGGGGAGCTGTTAAAGATGAAATTGAGAATAGTAATCTTTCACCTGAGGATAAAACTAAAAGAATTGCTTCATTAGTACCTATAGTCATTGAAACTGTACAGGGTCCACTAGGATTTGTACATGATATTAATTGGATTAACTCTAAAAATGTTGTAGAGGAGAATATAGCTGCTGATAGAGATAATTTAATGAGCCTCAGAGAAGCTATATATAATGGTACTATTACAACCTCTAGAATTACTAATATTAGTAATGGACATTTAATAAGGACTGTTAATAATCAATATATTTCAACTTTAGAAGCGTTCCCAGATGATAAACTTAAATTTGCAATCTATAAAAATGGTGATTTTACTACTAAAGTTGACAAGTTACTAAATAAACCTGAAAATTTAAAGGAGGGATATACTTATGCTTTGTTACCAGCTAGAGATGGCTCTACAATGGCTGTTCCATTAAAGAGAAATCTATTAACTTCTAAACAAGTATCAAGTATTTCACAGGCTATTAGAATATTTATAAAAGCTAAAAAGGGTGAGAAACTAAATACTGGCGAGCAGCAAGTTGTTGACAAAATTAAAGAGATTATTAAGCTAAAGAACAGTGCTGGAAATAATGTTAATTTTGATATTAGGACCACTGATGGTATTAAGAATTATGTTTCCATATTTACTTATGTCCATAAGGCTGATAAGATGAATCTTGTCAATACTATAGTTTCTAATCCTAGTGACTACAGAGCTATTTCTATTGAAGAAAATGCTAATTCTCTAGTATTATCTTTAGCTAGAGGTGCAGGAATAAATATAGCTACTGCTAAATTAGATCATCAGACAGGAAATTTCCTAAAAGAACAAGAGTTTCTTGATAATTTGGAGGATCATTTGCAAGGTTGTTATTTCTATGGTAATTCTACACTAATTAATAAAGATAAAGTAGATATTCCAATTATAGGGGACAATAATTTAGTTGCTATTGAATCTTCCTCATATACTACCTATGTAAAAAGACATACTTCTTCAAATGTACTGAGCTGGAATTTAGGAACTGAAGAGAATCCTAATTATGTATACTTTAATCAACCAGCAGTTAGCTTTGACACACAAACAGCTAAAGCAAAGGCTCAAGCAGCAAGAAGTAATGTTCCTGTTAAGAAAGAAATTATTGAGAATACACCAGTATCTAAACAAGAAGGAGATATAGATCTTGATGCTTTAGAAACTAATTTAAATGATGATGATTTAGTTTATAATGCAGAAGCTTTCTTAGATGAGGAAGCCTATAAAGATTTTGGTACTACTCAAGAAGGTATAACCTTAATCACATCTAATGTTAAGATAATTAAGGTTCCTATGCAGAGACAGGTTATTAATATGATCTCTGAAAAAATAGCTAGAGCTCTTATAGGGTCTGAGGAGGCAACATTATCTTCTGAAAAAATTAAATCTATTTTATCTGAGAATAAAAATTGGTTTGAGAGACAACTGCACTTAGCTCAACAAGCTAATAAAACTAAAGTTGTTGAACATTTACAAGAATATCTAGATCATTGGTCTAATCTTGAGAGATTAGTAAAGAATACTTTAGCTAAAAGGAGTGGATTCAAGGTATCTGAGGTACAAAATTCCGAAATAGATTCTCTAGCTGAATTTGGAGAAGACAATTCTGAACATGAAAGAAACTATTTTAGTGATACCTACTCTTTAGAGTTAGATAGCAAGGATACTGTTTCAGCTAAAATGAAGTTGTTCCTATCATTCATTCCTAATGGTAAGACTAATTATTTAACTCAGGAGTCACAGTTTGAGCCTTTTGACATAGTATATAATAGCCTGTCTGCTATGCTTGCAGGAACTAAGCCTTCTTATACAGCAATGATTAATAAACTTACTGAAATTAATCAGGATGGTAAAGTATTTCCTTGGTTAACTAATTTATTAGCTAAGCTTGAAAATGCTCCAGATCAAATTAAGAGGGAGTTTGTAACAGCAATGAATAAGCACTATGTTAGTATGAAGTTTGCCATGTGGCGTAAAGTTAATAAAGATAATTACGCTATGGAAGTGTGGGATGCTAATGCTAATTCAATACAGCAGACTATTACTAATTCATGGTATAATAACCTTATTAATAGTGACTTAACAACTACTAGAGAAGGTGAATATGTATATGATCCAGAAGTAACCAGGCAGATTACTCTACAATATGACGAATGGGTTAAGAAGAAGCATTATCCTACTCCAAGTGAATTAAATACTTGGCTTAAGAGACTAGGAATAGTCTTGTCTCCTAAGAGTCTGGAAACTTTAACAGATGGAGAATTTACTTATGGTGGTAGAAAATATACTTATCCTCAACTGTTTCAAGGAAACAATAGTCTATTTGGAACTTTAGTAAATAAACTTCAACCAGATGGAGGAATAGGTGAGTTAGGAAATGTATTATTCAGTGATAGTATAGCCAAGGCTTTAATTAATTTAGAGGCTAGAAATACTGCTCATATTTTCTCTAACTCTCATAGATCTGGAAGTAAGACTGTTTATTCTTATACTAATGATAAGTATATAATAGACAGATATACTAATTTAATGTCTGATCCTATACTATTAACTAGACTAAGTAAGCTTTCCTTTAATGGTAAAGCATCTTGGTTACAGCAACTACTTAAAACTAATGATTTAGGAGAGTATATATATAATGAGGATGGATTAGCAGAAATTAATACAGAATCTTTATTCTTTAAGAATTTTGCTTATGATTATTTAGCTCTAGATTCTATTAAAGAACTTGGAACTAAAACCTACAGAGAGACTAGGAATTTAAATACTCTTTCTCCTGCCGAACATGAGATTGTTAAAATGACCATGTTTACCAATAATGGTTCTGTTACTAAAGATGGGACTAGGATTGGTAAAATGTTCTATCCTACAATGTCTGATAAAACTACTATGATATTGCTAACTGTTCCTTTGGTAAATATTTCTTTAAATGAAGATGGAGGGATTTCTAGTGATACAGTAGATTTTATATATGATAATTTAGTCCAGGCTGAAATTGATAGAATTTTAAAATGGCAAACTATTACCAATAATGGAGAATCTCCTATTAATGTAGCTTCTTATAATGATGGGGCTAAGCTCTTTATGTTATTTCCCCAATTAAATGAAATAGAGGAGTTATATATGTATATAGGAGATAAAAGAGTACTTAAAGATATCAATAGCAGTCCAGAGTTAATTAATATTATTAAAGATACCTTACAATCTCTACTTGATAATAAGGTTGACCAGCAAGTTGCTGTTTGGAATAAACTAGGTGTAGGATTAAGTGATGATAGCTTTAATTTCATTGATAATAAATATTTAGGATATATTAGGAAGCAAATAGCTTCTAAAGATAAATCTTATATACAAAGATTTGCTGCCGCTGATTTTGCTATTAATTATATTATTAGTAATGCTAATGTAAGTCAGCTATTCACAGGAGACCCTGCTTTATATTATAAAAAAGAAAAATCTACTAAACCTACTGATTATGTAGGTATAGTTAGAGATACTTATATTAATATAGGTAAGAGGCTTGCCGGAGATATTGCTCCTGGTCAAGAGGCGGATTGGTCTGGTATTTCAGAGACATATAAATTAGCAGTGATTAATGATGCAGAATTAGCTTCATTGTCTAATGAATATTATAAGTCTATAGGTTTTAACTCTAAGACCTATGGTAGTATAACTGGTACAGATGCTCAAGAGCTAACTACTCTAAAAGAGCATCTAGATGTTATGTATGCTTTTGGTAAACTTCCAGAGAGCCAGTATAAAAATTTGTTAGATAAATATAGTAAAAAGGAAGAGTTCACTACTGATGAACTTGATGTAATATTACAGCCTATAAAACCTGTTTATGTACATAATAGAACCTTAGCTGAAAATGATGTAGATGTAAGGACCTATGTAAAAAGTTCATCATTTCCTTTGATTCCTCAATTAACTAAAGGATTACAAATAGATGCTCTTAGAGAAGCTATGGAGTCTCAGGGAGTAGATAGGGTTGCCTATATATCTGCTGTTAAGGTAGGTGCCCCTCTTAATAGACCTACTATTTGGGATGATAAAGGAGATATCATTCCTAAGTCTTTGGAGAATTTACAACCAATACTTCTAAACAGAGAAGGCTTTAAAATCCAGCAGGAAGTGCCTTATCATGAGGATAAGGATAGAATTAATGGTGGTACTCAAGAAAGAAAATTACTATTCTCTAACCTAAGAAATGTTAAAGGCTTTAAATATCATGGCAAGGAGATGTCAGGAGAGGAGTTAGAGAAAGAGTATATTAATCTTTATAAATCTATATGGGATAGACAACTGGATGATTTATTAAATAGTTTAGAATATAATAAAGAGACTAATACAATAAATCCTTATAGATTAGCTAAGATTCTACAAGAAGAGGCTATCCAACGTAATTATCCAATTAATGATAAGATAGGACTTACTATAGATGATAATGGAAACTTTAAATTCCCTCTATGGGCATTACCTTCAGCTAATAAATATGAAGCATTACTACTCTCTATAGTAGATAATAGAGTTCGTAAGATTAAAATTCCTGGAATGTCTTATGTCCTTGGAAGTGAGGAAGGATTTAAGATTAAATCAGAAGAGGAAGTTAATATTTCTGATAGAGTTAAGAATGATATAGTTTTCACTTCAAGCTGGACTGGAAAGTTATTACCTCAAGGACTAAATTCTGATGGTACTATAAGAAATACTCAGGTATTAGCTCCATGTAAATTTAGGGATAATAGAGGAAACCTTATTGATATTAGAAAATATGCTAAAAGAGGTGATGATGGATTCCTAAGACTTGATGAAAATAAACTTCCAAAAGAATATCTAAAACTATTTGGATTTAGAATTCCAACTCAGGGACATGGCTCTATGGCAGGTATAGAAATAGTAGGATTCCTTCCTGAAAATGTAGGAGATCTTATTATAGCTTCTAGAGACTTTACAATTCAGATGGGTAGTGATTTCGATGTAGATAAATTATATACTTATCAATATCAATTAGCACTAATAGATGGCAAATTTAAGAGACTAGATACTCTCTCTGAGCAAGAGGTAGAGAATATTGTTGCAAAAAGATATTCTGGTACTAAAGATGGGGCTGTAGATGAATTACTAAGTGCCATCTTTGGTGAAGACATCTCTGAGTTAGAGGCTCTAGACAAAGAGGAATTTAGAAACAGATTACTAAATAGCAGAGATAAAGCTAAAGATTTTAATAATTTGTTAGATATACATCTCTCAGTTATGAGTAATCCTAGTCCTGAGGTGCAAAGTAAAATTGCTTCACCTGTATCTTTTGGAAAGCTTAAGGGAGAGGAAGGCAATTTAGCAAAAGAAATTGATACTTATAGAAATAATAGATTACTATCTGAAGAGGAATTCAATGGGTTAACTGCCGATTACCAAAGAACTAAATATATTAATGCTATAGCTGGTAAAGCTGGTGTAGCTACTTTCTCATCAGCGGCAATGTTTATTGCTAATGCTCAAGGGAAAGGGCTAAACTATGTAGAAAAAGTTAATGGTGATAATATCTTTAAGTTTGCAATGGGTAATCTAATAACTACTGGAGATTTATCAAGATCAGCTACACTATCAGGGAAGAGATTAGTCTCAAAAGTAATGGAGGCTTTTCAAAGTGCTGCTGTAGATAATGAGAAAGAACAGATTCTTTCAAAATTAAATATTAATGCACAAACATTCCCTTGTATCAAAGCAATGGTCACTCTAGGATTTGAAGAAGATTCAGTAGCTGCTATTATAGCCCAAGATATCGTTTTTGATTATGTTGATGCTTTAGTAGCTGCGCAATCATCATTGTCAGATTATAATCCTAATCTTGAAATTGAGGTATATAACAAGCTAGTTGATAAATATACTCAAGATTTAGGTCTAAGTCCTGAGGAACTATCTAAATCAATTGCAAAATTATATGATTTGCCTACTGATAAGTTAATAGACTATATTAAAGATGGGGCAAAATTACCAGACTATGGTTTAGTACAAGTAGCTGTTTTGGATAATTTCCTTAAATTGTCTAATGTAGGTAGAACTATTAATAATCTTTCTAATCTTGTAAATACAGAATCTGCTGGCTTAGGTACCTCTATTATAGGTACTATGAGTAAGGAAAGAAAGATTATGGGTATTAATGATATAGCATATGCAGATACTGGAATAGGTATTGAGAATGGTTATAAATTAATAGGAGAGTTTAATCCTGAATACAAGGATGGTTCTAATAGTCCTATTATTCCTGACACTATACAGGGAATAGCTATTGTAAATGCCCTTTTTACAGCTAATAAGTTATTTAGTGGAATAAAAGGGAAGCCCTTATTTCCTTATAATTCTCTTAGCTTTAGAAATGCTAATGATATATTATTAGAAATTATGAATAGAAACAACCTTTCTGCATCAGCAGAAGCAGAGTTGGGCCAACAATTCTTTGATGGAATGAAGTCTTATATCTTTACTAAACCAGAATTGTTTGGTATAATGAATTCTTCAGAAATGAGGAAGCAACTATTCTTAGATTCTAACACTAATATATCTACAGCTTCTTATGTATCGGCATTACAAAAAACTCCATATGGCAAAACTAATCCTTTCTTGGGAAGACTTGCTGCTAATGTTCAAAAGAATGGCACCCCTTCCTTAATTAAGTATAATGCTGCCTCTGGGGTAAATCTTGATGAAAGTGATATTTATCAAGGATTTGTTGAAATGTTGTTAGATAATAGAGACATTGAGACGGAGATTAACGGTAAAATTCATAACATCAATACTAGACAATTAGCTATAGATCTAATTTATTATTCATATCTTTCCGGAGGTATTCAACAAGCAATAGAGTTTGTTAAATATATTCCAGTGGATTTGTTAGAAAAGCTTGGATTTAGCAAAAAATTGTTAGATTTAGATTTTAATAACACTGAGACTCTTGATGTCTATACATTGGAAACTGATGCGACAGGATTTGTGCAACAATGGATGCAACATAATCCAGGAAGAGCTCCTATTAAATTAGTAGGAGATGCTAGTATAGAGACTGCTAAAGACAATGATATAGAGGTATTAACAACTGGTACTCTTGAATCTAACAAAGGTCCTAGAACTATTATAGAATCCTTTAAGCCCAAGACCATTGATATAGCTAATCCCTCCAGATTAGTTAAAGGGGTTGACTTTGGAGGAGAAATATTATTTCATCCTTATGTTAGTGCTTATGTAGGAGGAGGTAGATTTGTATTATATAAGTATACTGGTTCTACTTATAATAGAATTCCAACATTAGGTACGTTTGGTATGAGTGAATATCAATCAGATATTACCCCAAATGCTACGGCTGAATCTATTCTTGAATCTAATAATACTGAAAGCAATTTAGCAATTAATACTAAAGAAGCTAATGATACTAATACTATCCCTGTGATACCGGCTATTCCTAATGAACAGGTTAGAAACTATATAGCTAAGTATCATTTAGATAGTAATAGTTCTGTTGAAGTGTTAAGAGAGATTTACAGAAATGCTGAGAATCCTACTATACAAACTATCACTAAATCATTAGGTAAAACTGCTACTGCGTTAAATGTGGATCCTAAATTTGAATTTACGAAGAGTATCTCTACTACAGGAAGATATAATGTAAATACCAATAGTATCCTGCTTAGGGTTAATCCTCCAGAAGGATGGAGCTTAGATAGGCATATTCAAGAGACTATGATTCATGAAATGACTCATGTATTATTGAATCAGGTAGTTTCTGATTATAGTAAGGGTAATTTTGATAAACTAACTGTTAATCAGAAAAGATCTATAGAGCTCCTTGATTCTGTTAGAACTATGCTTAAGGCCAGAGTTAAACAAGAAAATATCTCTAATAATGAAGTTACTAAAGCTGTAGAGAATTTACAGGAATTTGTTGCTTCATCCTTAAGTTCCAGAGCCTTCAGAAAATTTGTATCTGAACAGACTAATGCTAGAGGTCAATCTATATGGAATAGAATAGTAGAACTACTTACTAAGTTGTGTACTGAATTAGGTATTTTTGATAATATTAATCAGACTGAGATTACTGCATTAATGGATACTGTTATCCTTAACTTAATAGAGTCTCAGGTTCCTAATAAAGTACCTGCAGTAAAGACCACTACTAAATCTTCTAGAAAAGTAGATGCTATGAGTAATGAATATAAGGATCTAATTGCTAATTTAGATCTAGCTAAAGAGGCTGGAAATACTGTTACATTATTTAGTGCAACTCAAGATTTCAATGTCTCTAAAGAAGAATTAGCACAAGCATCAGAAAGAACTAAACAATGTTAATATGGCAAATTGTCCTAACAAAAACTCTCAGGATTGGAAAAATCTAGTAGATAAATATGGTAAGACATTAGCTTTCACAGTTTTTTTAAGAGCAGGGGAGAAAATCCCCTCTCTTAAAGAGGCTGAGGAACTACTAAAAAAAGAACCTACTAAACCTGAGAATATTTCAGAAAGTATTATAACTTTATATCAAGCCAGTGATGCTGATGAAACCAATGAAGTTGTAGAAGAAGCTTTGGAAGATCTTACTAATGATAGATTTTTAATAGTAAGAAAAGCCCAGAAGTTTCAATTAGATGACTATAACAGACAATTAGGTAGACTTAGAGATGCTAGAAAAGTAGCTTCTTCTGAGGATAAGAAAAAGTCTATTAATAAGCAGATTCTTGATCTTACTCAGAGAATTACTTCACTGGAAGAAGATATCGAATCATCTAAAGCTATTAAGAGAATAGAGGATCTTAAATATTTTGGAGATAAGGCTATTGAAAGAGTTCGGGAATTAGCACAAAAAGCTGAATTATCTATTGGTGAAATAGAAGAAGCTAATAGGCTAATAGAGTTATGGCAAGCTATTGGAGATTTTTCAAATGATATTGGAGATGATAATCATCCAATTTTTACTGAACAAGAGCTTAAATCTGAGAGACTTAAATATGGTTGGACCGATAATGATGGAACTAAACATAATGGGTTCTCTTATTATAAGGAACAAATGGATTCTCTTTCTAGGCCAATTAATAAAAGAGCCGCTGAATATGTCTTAGACTTTGTTAGATCTACATTAAATCATCCTTATTTTACTAAGGAAGATATTTTCAAAGCTATCTCTGATGTAAGTTGGTTAAGATCTAGAACCTTAGATTTATCTAGAGTACCTGACGCTATGGTTCAAGCTATTTCTAAGGCTATGTTTAAAGCTAACAATGCTGCTAGGCGAGAAGCTGATGAAAAGATTGAGCAATGGGAAAAATTATGGAAGGCTGCTAGCCCTTTTATAAAGAATAATCCAGATATTTTTGTACAACTTAGAAGAGATGGTTCCAAGACTGGTAATTTGGTATATAGATTTTCTCAGGATTTCTTTGATGAAGAGAAGATGCTACGAGAAAAAGCTAGAAATTCCAATAATAAAAAGGATTGGGATAATTATCAGAAATGGCTGAAGGATAATACAATTTTCTTTGATGTTAGAATTCTATTCAATGAAGATGGGTCTATTAAAAATACTCCTGAAGCTGAAGCTCATAAAAAAGAATTATTAGATATCTTAGGAGAAAAAGGATACCAATATTATCTTAATCATCAGACAAAATTGTTGTCTGAGTATAATGAACTAAAAGAGGCTAAAAAAGATTCATTAGATGATGGAACTTTAAGTTTGGAGGAACAGGAGTTTCAACTTAGTGCTTGGGAAAAGGAGAATTCTCCATTTATTAACCTGAATAGAGTCTTAGATGGTACAGAAGTTAAAGTAGGTAACACCTTAGTTAGACGTGGAAGAAGAAATTTTAATGTTAGTGTTCCTAGAAAAGTAAGACTTTCAGATGGTAAGCAAACAGGATTTTATGATCCTAAGTTTCAACAGATTGAAAACAATGCCCCTGTTTATGAATTATACACTTACTTATTAGATACTTTAAGAGAACTTAGATTTGTGGTTCCAGAGTCTCAAAGAAGGAATATGCAGATTAATAGTCTACCAACTGTTAAAGAATCTTTAATTGCCCAGTTTTTTAAAGGACCTTTAAAGTTAGGAGCTGCCCCTATTATAGATAAATTATCAGAGTATGTTAGAAGCAAAGATGCACCTCCAATAGAAACTGATGAACAAAGTCTTAGTACTGGTAGATTTAGAAGAAGAAGCTCTACTTCTTTTGTGATAAATAATGAAGAAGAGATACGGAAATATATAGCTGAGAAAACTATAGGATTTGTTAATGATAATAATAAACAACCTGATAGAGAAACTATTACAAAGTGGAGACAAGAGGCTGAGAATAAATTGGCTCAGGAGAAGTCTTTTGATTTAGACAATGTGATGAGGTTATATATTGTACAGGCTCTTGCTTATAAACATAAGTCTGCTACTGAAGATATACTTAATTTAGCTCAAGAATCCTTTGGGTCTAGGAAAAGAATTTTAACTAATCTAGCAGGTAAGGAAATAAAGGATCAGTATGGTAATCCTCAAACTGTACAGGGAGGTCTTAAACATATTTCTGAACTTATGGATTATACTACAGATATTTTCTATGGTAAGCCTAGAAGAGCTGTTGAGGGTAAAGTAGTTAAGGTATATACTCCTTCTGAAAAAAAGAGACGTGCAGAGTTAGAAGATTTAATTCAAAAGAATCAAGATAATTTTGACAATAAGAGTATAGATGAGACTGAATTTTTATCTAATAAAGAAAGATTAGAGAGGCAGCTTGAAGAGTTGGGTGGCTATGTTACTGCTACTAGTATAGCTGATAGTGCATTGAAGTGGACTCAACTACTTGGTATGGGATTTAATGTTATAGCTGGTGGAGTTAACTTATTAACTGGTCTGTATGAAAATTCCTCTAGAGCTGCTGATGGTAGACTTTTTAATGGTAAGCAATTAAGGTCTAGTTATTGGCAGGTTCTACAAACCATTTTAGGGCATCATTTAGACACTAAAACAGCATCTAAGATTAGAGCTATTGATAAAGCATTTGATGTTACTAAACAGGCTATAAATGAGCTTTATAATAATGATTCTTTTAGAAAGAAATTTAAATTTATAGATCCTTATATTATTTCTGAGAGAACAGAGTTTATTAACCAGATGCCTATTATATTGGCTTGGATGAAGAATAAAAAGGTTACTGGTCCTAATGGTGAAGAAGCTTCTTTATTTGATGCTTTAGGGCAAGATGGAAAGATTAAGGATGGGTATATATTAGATTCTACTAAATCTAATAAGGAGGCACTGTTAGATATTGAAGTAACTATCAATCAAATTATTAAGGAGACTCATGGTAACTATGACACTAATTCTCCAATATTAGCTAAAAAGACTGTAACAGGTAGGGCTTTGCTTCAGTTTAGGAGTTGGATGCCTGAAATGTTTGAGCGTAGGTTTGGTAAAGAGTTGGATAATTGGCAGATAGGTATTAAGGAGAAAGGAAGATATATCTCTATAGTAGATATGCTTAAGGCTAAAGATGCTAATGGAGACTCTTATGGGGCATTAAATATGCTTATGTGGACAACTAAGCAATTGTTGAGAAAATCTTTCTTTATGTCTACTAGATTTAATGATAGACTTAATGAAGTAGATGCAGCAAATATGAGGGCCAATCTTTTTGAGGCTCAAGTATTAATTGGTTTAACTATTTTATTATTAAGTCTTAAAGGATTAGTTCCAGATGATGATGATAAGAAAAAATATTTCTATGCTCTTATAAATTTAGGTAATAGATTTAGATCAGATATATTGCTGTACACTAATCCAGTAGAATTTGATAATATCAGTAAAAATATTTTGCCAATATCTAATATTATTTCTTCTGTTAGAAGATGGTCTTTAGCTGTCCAAGATGCAGTAGTTAATTGGGATGATGAACATTGGCATAAAGTTTTAATGCAAACATTAAGAAGTACTCCAGGATTTAGTCAGGCCCTAAGAACATATAGATATGGAGATAAGGTTCTAAGTCAATGGTAATTTCCGTGGGCTAAATTTTTTAGTGAGCGGAAATAAAAATAAACCCCTTATAGCACAAAGTGCCATAGGGGGTTTGTTGTTTATATACTAAGGATTACTTAACAGAACGGTAATTCTTTCAGAAGTTCCCTTAGTACTCTCTTTTGTAACAAAATATCCTATAGTATTTATTAAAGGATTTAGTCCTGGAATAGCTACATAAGAAATCTTAACCTCATTAGTCTCTGGAGATATGGGAGTCTCTATCTTTTGAACTGTCCATATCTGATGAGTTCTTACAAATCCAGAGATCTGAGGGAGATTCATAGGATTAAAAAGGCATCCTTGATAAGGAGCCTCAGGAAAATAGGCGTTTACGAGGGGTTGAAAGGTGGCGAAAAATTCTTCCTCGTCTAAATATTTCATAACTCATATAATCATGAAAGTACTGAGGTTCCCAGCATCTTGCTTTCTTATAAACCTCATTTGGAATAGGATGTTTCTCTAAACATAAATGATATATAGCTCTAGTGATAGGGAGACACTGGGCTAATTCTTCTGCTGTCATTTCCCACATAATGTAAATATTTAGTAATTTGGTATAGAAATGGCTCCGTCTAGTAGATGATTTTTTTCCATTTCTTCTACTAATAGTTTCATAAGTTCTCTCATCTGTGGATGAGCTGCTGGAGCTAGTCTTAGCTTTAAAAGTTGAGCCCAATCACATGCAAATCCAGTCATAATAAGCTCAGTCTTAAGAGCATTAGGCAATACAGCCCTAGCCTGTTGAGGAAGCCATCCTGCTTCAAGAAGATGAAAATAACATTCCTCAGAGAATCTACAATTATCTATAAATATTTGAGATATATCATCAGTATTGGGATCTCTTACAAGTTTAGGATAGACTCTACTCCCGTAATCTCCCTCTAAAGCATCTACCCAAGGAGGAGTAATAAATGTAATTTCGTTATTAAACTTATTCTTACTATAATTACAGAATCTAGTACTTTCTTGTGTAAAACTAAATACTCTGTGTCTTACTAGTTCATGGCTAATTCCTCTATCACAAGTGAACCTAAATGTAAATCTTTGATAGCTACTTTCTGGAATTACATCAGTCATGAACTTTATATCATCCATCCTTTCTAGATTTAAGAGTACCCTATAATTCGTATATACTCTAGCTATTGGTCCAAAGTTACCATCCGGTGTTTTACCATAGCCAATAAATCCTCTAGAATAGGGATTACCACCATAGTCCTGATACCAACTGAGATTAGTGTTACTCTCTTTGGCAGTGTATAGTAATTGTACACTTCCATGTTCCAGAACTGAGGTATGTCCAGATTTTATTAGGTTATTAACAAACTTTTCTGAACTATTCTCCGTAATTGCAGATTCTGATTTATAGCAAACTCTGCCACATAGTTCTATGTGTTTAAGTAACCCCTCTAGACCAGGCTCTTGTTTAATATACTCAACTGAGGGTTTTATTAATCTCATATTTATTCTTTTGTAGGTGACTCAGAGGTTGCATCTACATCTTCCTCTTTAGATATAGTTAATCCATAAAATAATGAGAACCAAGAGTATAATTGTTTAGCATAATGCATTGAGCATCTTTGATGTTTTTTTATGAACTTAATAGCCCATTCTTTAAATGCTTCATCTTCCTTAGGAGTAAATGAATAATACCTAAACCACTCTATTCCATTGATTCTTGGATTGTTAAAAACAAAATTATAATCTACTCCATACTTTTCTAGCATCTTGTTAACTAAAGCTTCTACTAAATCAGTTCTCTTCATTCTTAGTTTTATTAGTGTATCCTATAATTTTTTTCCTAGGTCTGGTAACTTTGCTGTGGAGATCTATGTCTTTAATAAAATCAGTGGTATAAGAATGCTTAAATATTCTAATACCAAATAAGTACAGGGATTTCTCTTCTTTGTGAAGAAAAGACTCCCCTGTACTTTCCAGCCAAGCTTTATAAGTTTTAACTATCATACATAGAAATTCCTTCTACTCCGTATGATTCTATATATCTATCAATCCGTTCTAAATCTTCTGTAGATTCTGACATAATGTTAAGCACTTATTAAATAGTTCTACTAAAGTAGAGTCGTTATCAATAGTTTGAAAGAATTTGGGATATTTATTTAAGGCTGTTTCTGACTCATGTAAGTCTCTATCATATACTCCTCTCTCCACTCTAAGAATTACCCCTCCTAAATTAATAATAGCATCAGCTTCGTTTTGAAACCTTACATCAGATATTATCCATTTCTGCTTAGTGTCGTAATCAGCCAGGGTAGAGTTTACCCAAAAGTCCTTGTGAAACTGATTTCTAAAAAGGTCTGTACCTACTATCTGAAGGATTTCTCTCCAGGTATAATTACCATATTGACAGGGTATATGAGAATCTTTAAATTCTTCTTTTTCAAAATGCTTTGGGTCTACACTGAATAATACCCCTACGGCGGCTTTAAGTTTTTGTGCAAAAGATTTAATTTGCCATAGGTCATTGGGATCTACATTTGAAAGATGCCCCTCTTTAATAGAGGAATTCCAATAGTCCCACGTCTCATAAGTAAGATCACAAAAATGACCCCTATTAGATAAGATATACTGTAACATAGAGGCTACAGTATTTTTACCAGACTGTTTATGACCAGATATTCCTATAATCATAAGCGTGTTGTTTATTTTCTATTATACTTATATTTTAATGAATCCAGCATTTTCCTATGTTAACATCAGCCTCTAACCTAATTATCTTGCAAAATATATCACCAGCTGATTTCATACATCTAACTAATTCTTTAGAGATAGTATCAGCTAACTCTTCTGGACATTCCACATTTATTTCCATTATGTTACGAGCATTACGGTTCCTAATGCTCTCTTATACTTTCATATAAGATCGGACTATATCTTCACTATTTAGTGCCTAGCTTTTCAAACTCCCTTGAGTCTTACTCCATTTCTGGATAGTCTCTGAACTCCATCGTTTGTAATTATAACAATTTATAGGATACTTTTCAAGAATCTTGGTTATCTCATAAGCACCACTAAGCTTGCCTATTCTAAGATACCAAAATACTCTTCCATCTTTCTTAGTTTCTTTGGTAATTTTAGGGAAAATATTAAATTTATTGAAGAATGGTATAAAATATTCTTCCTGTATTTCCTTAGAAAACTTCTGAGTATTTAGATTATAGAAATGCTTATTTTTATGTAAGCTTCCATCATCATAAAACCACAGAGCTATACCTAATTCATTAAGAGATTTTAAAACTGTAGATAAATCTAATTCCTTAATAATATTAAGTTCATTAGTCAGTGATTTGGATCTCAAAATATAAATAGGAGTATGACAGTATCCATTTTCTTCTCTATAAGAGAGATTTTTAAAAAGATCTTTTAATAAGCTCTTCTTAAAAAGAAGATATTCCTTATACTTACAATTAGTGACATAATAAGTGCTATTGCTATTTGAGGTAGCTAAGCAACCATCACCAAGTCGTGCAGTGTAAAGGACTTGTAATTGTTCATTATCAAACTGATAAAGCTGCTGATTGTCCATACTTAGTACATTTTAATTAATATTAATATGTACAAATATAAGTAAAATTTTGGAGAATTCCAAATTTACTTCTTTAGGATGTTCCAGCAATTAACTAGGTTTAGACACGACAAAATAAGGGTCATCGTGTACTGGAATGGTATATTTTACTTTGAATAATAAGTTATTATCTAACAAATAGTTATAGAATTTAATAGAAGCAAATTTAAAACATAAAGCTCCACAACCTTGAATCCTGTAATTAATACTTTGTTTCTCAGAATCAGCTTTTCTTCTAAAGAAATGCCTAACCAATTCCACTCTCTCTGAACTTACTCCTAGAGCTTTATCAGCTCTATAAGCATCCCAAAATCCTGGAGAGTTCATTTCCTCTTTATACTGCTGAAGCTTATCAAAATCATAGATATAGGCCTTATGTCCAGTTATAGGGCTAAGTAGAATAAAACCTTTCTGCATTACATCTCTTCTGCAAAAATCTTGATATCTTTTTAGACCTTTAAAACCCTGCATATAAGCATCATAGATAGAATTCCCTTCCTCTGGTGGTAAACTCAAATTTTGACTAATTGTGAGTCCATTGCCACCATAATTAATAGCAAATTCTACCTTTTTGCCTAGATCTCTAGTATGAGGATCTTTTTCTTTAACTTCCTCTAAAGGAATATTAGCTAGCTTTTGTGGAAAAGCCATTTTAGCAGCTAAAGAGTGAATGTCTCCTTTACCTTCTTGAAAGAATTTAATTAGGGCTGGATCTTCAGATATATTGGTAATAATTACACTTTCTTGGCTACAATAATCAGCAGAGATCCAAACATTACCTTCTTCTGGAATAAAACTAGATCTTGTCTCAGGATTTTTAGGTAAATTTTGTAAATTTAGTAGCTTACGTCCACTATCTTTATCTACTCCTCCTCCACAAGATAATCTTCCAGTGTCCATTAGTTGATTAAATACTGTATGAATCCTGTGAGAGACTGGATTAATTGCATCTAAGAATGTTTGCCCATAAGTATCCACAATCTTTGCATACTCCTTATACTTAAGATATAAGGAAGCTACAGGGGATAAATGTAACTGAGGCTTAATAACCTTAGCATCTACAGAATCTTTAAGACGACCTGTTTGCTTGTCTTTGACTTTAAGGTCAAATCCTAAAGACTTAAAGAATGGAACTACTTGTTTAGAGGATGCCCAATTAATTTTACAGGTAGGCTCTCCTGATACAGAGGCAAATAAATCTCCTTGTACAATCTTATTAACAAATTGCTCTGGACCATTATCTACTACCCACTTAGATAAAAGGTATTCAGCTTCCTGTAAATTAGCAAGATCCCTGTGCATTTTATTTCTCCATGCTTGAGAATCTAACTTGACTCCGCAATATTCTATATAAGCTAAGACTATTACGAATTTGTTTTCTACCTCTACAGCTGTTTCTAATCCATTCTTTTTTAGTTCCAGGAGTTGTGCTTCTCTCAGTGGAAGAAGATACTTAACATCATTACAACCATATGTGATAACCCTATCAGAGAGTCCTTCTTTATGTATAAGACCTCTAATAGATTTATCTAGCTTAACATTTAAATATCTTTCACAACAAGCATCTAATGCCATACTATGGATACCTGGGGGATATCCAAGCCATAAAAGCTTCTCAGCTAGGAAAGAATCATACACATTAGTTATAACTATGTTCTGGTGTAGAAAAAACCTCAAGTCAAACTTTGCATTATGAAGTAGAAATAATCTTTCAGTATCTTCCAGTAGATCTTTAAATAATTTTAGGTCAACTGTATAATCAATAGCAAATTGATTATGACTATCTCCAAGCTGACATAGTAGAATCCTCTTTGTGTACGGATCAAATCCCTCAGTTTCAGTATCTAAGCCAATAATCTTTTTATCCTCGAAGTATTTTAAGCAAAATTTAGGATCTACTATTATAAATTGTTCAGCTTCTCTAAATAGAGGAGTCTGATTTGTTACTAGAAATCTCATCTACCTTGGTGATAATTAAATATCCCACCTCAGTAGAGTAGTCTACAGCAATAATTCTACCTAAGTTTATTGCTGTTTTTGTATGTTGTATTTTTGCTGTTAATTCTTCACCAACTGTTATTGTAGAAGTATGCTCAGAGCCAACAAAGGTAATAGTTAGTAACCCAAAAGCATCATAATTTGTCCTAACATTTTGATCCTGGTTAAGTACTCTGAATACTCTACATGAGGCTGTTTCACTTAAAGAAGTTAAAGGTTTAATTTTCTTTCCTCCTCTTAATACATAAATCATATTAAAGCCTCTTGGTCCAAATTAATTTTTTTGAAAAATCAAGCATCCATTTATTATCATGTAAGAATGGATTTCCTAAGATTCCTATAATTTCAATTCCAGCTTTACTACCAACTAGATCTAAAGCATTATCTATAGGCATGACTTCAACATTTACATTAAAGTCATACCCTTCAAATTCAACTTCAAGATCTGCTCCCTGAGAGGTATTAACATCACCTCCAGCTCCTGTTACATTAGAGCCCTCTATCTCATATAGAAACCCTTCTGGTAAATCATTAGCAAAAGAAGTCCTTATCAAATTTAGATCTGCTCCAGTATCAATAATAAAGTGGTAAGTTTTGCCAAAAATAGTTAATGGAACTATAGGCATTTTGGCTTTGTCATATAGTTCCTTAAATGAGGTACACTCAAAAGACTGAGTGTGAATTCTACTGATAAGATCTCTAATCATAAAAGAGTAGAGAACTATTAATACCAATAGAATGAAGATGATACCAATCATATTTAGTCTTTATATCCATTAGTGGATCCAAATCCACCTCTATTCTTAGAGCCTAATTTAGACTTAACAAGAATAATCCTATTAGAGAATAACCATCTAAGTTTAGTTAGAATTGTAGCTTTTTGAGAAGGCTGAATTCTAAATTGGCAAATAGCTTCTCCTCTTTTGATACTTGAGACTCTTGTTACAAGAGCCTGAAAAGCCCAATAGTCTTCATTTCCTCTATAAGAATTGTCAATCACTCCTATACTATTAACTAAGAGTAATCCTTTCTTATTAAATAGGCTACTTCTTGGTACTACTAAGGCCTCAAATCCTTTTGGAAGGGCCATAGCAACTCCAAGATCAATCTTAACAGATTGAAAAGATATTGTATTAGTTATTGGATCTATCATGGTAGAAGGCAATAACTCTATGTCTTCTGCTGCATATAAGTCAATCCAGTCTCCTTTTTCTTTAATAACTGGAAAGTATTTATCATTTTTTACCTGTACTAAAATTTTCATCGCTTAGCAAATAACATACATGCTGAATAAGAACAATTAGAGCATTTTGTACAACCTCCCTCTCTAATTAGGGGCTTACCACAGTCAGGACAAACTTCTCCAGTGGGGACTTCCTCTTCAGTATACTTACCTAGAACTCTACAAATTGCTGAAGTAAAGGAAACAATATTATCATCAACTTTACGTGCAGTTTTGATGATATATGGAATCCTAACTCCATGTCTTAAGAGCATAGAGAGATATAATGTACATGCTCTTTCTTCAAAAATGTTAGACATTAATCTTATATTCTCTATTACCTCTCCATCTGTGCTTTCCCATTTATACACATGTTTCTTTATCTTTGTGATAGTTCCTTGCTGGGTAGGACTGGACTGTTTAGTCTCAGAGGCAAATATTTCATAAGGTTTATTATCTAAGAGTCCTACAATTACTTTAAATAATTTTCCCTTATTCTTAATTACTCTAGCTTCTGCTTGAAGTACCTTTGGTCTCTTAGGAGCTGAATACTGCGGAAATTCCTCTTTTTTAGACTTAATAGAATTAAGAATTCCTTGCCTACACCCATCTCTATAAACAGTAATTCCTTTTAGATTATTGGAATAGGCTAGTTTATAGATGTCTGAGACTGTTTGAACTGTTGTTTCTTTAGCTAGATTTATTGTAGAGCTAATAGAATGAGTAGTGTATTTTTGAGCAATAGCTTGAATTTTTACTCTCTCAGGAACTGGAAGGTCTGCTGCACTTGCTTGATAATAAGGAGATTCTTTAAAATATTTATCAATTACCTCAAAATCATTGTTATCAACTGCTTGTATCTCTTCTGGAGTACAATGATCTTTAATCCAAAATTTTAATTTAGGATGTACAACAAGATAATTAATAAATCCATCTCCATTACTATCAGTAAAGTCTCTGGGCTCCCCTTCAAGAACTTTTCTACTTCTAGTATAGTAAGGAAGAAATAATGGTTCTATTCCCGAGGTAGTGCCAGCCAAAATGCTAACGCTACCAGTAGGAGCAACAGTACTCCACGAAATATTTCTATGTCCATATTTATAAATCCTTAAGAGGCTATCTAATTTTTCATTAGATTCTTCTAAAGCTTTAGGATAAGCTCTTTCACAAAGGAATTGATAGAAATCATTATTTCCTTTTAACTGAAAATTTTGATCTAGACTAAATTCCTTACTTCTATCCCATCCATCAAAGGTTCCTCTGATGACAGCCATATCTCCTTGAGCTTTGAGCTCTGCATCTAATTTACTAGAAAATATAGATTCCTCTAGTGTATTAGCCTCTGGTGAACCATATTTATATCCACAATAAGCTATAGTATCAGCTAAGGCAGTAATTCCTATACCACATCTTCTTCCCTTTAATCCATTCTCCCTAAGCTTCTGCCACATTTCTAGCTCATCTGCATCCAAAAGATTGTGCTCAGACTGTATCTTATTGATAATGGAGTCTAAGGCATCTACTTCAAGGTCTACTAAATCATCAGCTAATAAAGAAACTAAATATGCATTCTTTTTAAATTTGTTGAAATCAAATCCATAGAGGATGCTATCTTTATTTCTTTCTCTCTGTATATAAGAGAATAAGTTATGATGAAGTAATCTGCAGCTATCATAGGGCTGCATAAATATTTCCCCACAATTATGAGCCACCATATTATTAGCTATCAAACAGTGAGTATCTGGAACTTGTATATCATATACATCAGTTTGTTGCCCCTCTTCAATAGATACAATACAGTTATCAAATTTGCCTTTAAAATTAGTAGCTAGATCCTCTGGCAAATTCTTAACTCCCTGAATGATTTTATCTTCCTTATAACTAACAAATCTTCCTGTATGATCTCTCTCTTGGTGAGTTTGTGGGTTCTGCTCTGTAGCAGTTATTTTTGAATGTTCAGTGTGAGGTAAGGCCTCCAAATTAGTGATACTATTGTTAAATGTATCACCATCTATATGATGAATATCATGATTAGTATAACCAAATACTGATTCATATACAAGTCTATGCTCCATCCTATAGTCTCTATTGCCCTGAGTAGTAAGTTTAATTCCTACATATTTCTTACCTCTTCTACTTCTCAATATATGAGCAATTCTGTCGCCAACTAGTAAATGTTCTGCTTGTACCCATCCTCTATCCTGAACATACATCTTATGATTAGGAGTCACCATTATAGAAGATCCATTTCTGAGAGTGATTTTTAAAGTTTTAGCATTAAGTTGTGTTTTAAATGCTGCACTTGAAGGAACAACACATAAATTACCTTCTCTACTCATACTATAAACATAAGTAGGTTCAGTAATATCTGCAATTCTTTTTCTACCCTCTACAGTTTCTATCAAAGTATCTGGATGAAAACAAGGGTTTGTAGTTACACCTCTATATTGGTCATATACTCCATCTGGAGAGTAATTAATATGAATATCATCAAACATTACTCCTGGTTCAGCTCTATTCCAGGCACAATGAACTAATGTATCCCATATTTCCTTGGCATTGACTTTTTTTACATAGATAGTTTGTCCCTTCCTGTGAATAGGTATTAAAGTATTCACAGGTAATTGCAAAAGACCTAGTTTTTCTACTTCTTTTCTATATTCAATACCATTCTTAATAGAATCAAAAGGAAATGTATAATCAACAGGGTATCTTAGGAAATAAGTATTTTCAGGAACCTTCTTATTATCCTCAATAACTTCTCTTTCCAAAGCTAGCATAAAATCATTGCTAACTTTTACTGAGATATTTGCACCAGTTATTTTTGATTCATTTTGTTTAGCATTAATAAATTCCAAAATATCTGGATGCTTAACACTAAGTGTTATCATTAAGGCTCCCCTTCTACCCTCTTGAGCAATTTCTCTAGTGATTTCACTATCCACATTCATAAAAGAGACAGCTCCAGTAGAAGTTTTCGCAGCATTTTTAACTGCTGCAGAACGCGGTCTTAATGTGGATAAGTCCTTTCCTACTCCACCCAATAATATTCCACTTAATTCGCTAGGTTAAGTGCGTTCTCTTATGAACTGCTTAAAGTTTCCTTTAAGATTAGACTATATCTTCATCCTAAGTAGGATGCTCTATGTTTCCACTTGCTTAAGTGTACTTCCTTTCGGAATAGTCGTTGAACTACTAATAAATTCCTATTAGTAGCTGCTGATTGTCCATAATATACAATTTTAATTAAATTGCAAATATAAGTAAAAATTTTTACTTATCTAAGACTATAGATAAGTATTTTACTTCTTTAGGAGTTTCCAGCAATTAATAGAGTTTATTTTTCTATGTATCACTACATAGCGACGCAGTGGTGGTGTTTACGTCTCTTCATCAGATTAGATTGTTCAGCTCTTTTTAGATTGATGCCATTAATGGAATCCTCTGGCTGACCTATTACAAAACAATTACTAATTGAACTGTAGTTTTTAGTACCAAGAGAAGCCATCATAGATCCTCCAAGGATTACATAATTAAATCCTTTTAATAGATCCATAATTTCTTGACAGAGATCTTTAAACTGTAGATTTCTGCTATAATAATCTAGACCTTCCTTAGAGATTCTTTTCTTGAGCCAAGGATAGTACATTAGTTTCTTCCTAGCCTTTTTATAGTACTCAAACTCCTTCCTAGCTAATGCTAATGTTAGTCTAGTAAACATCTGACGTGGATCTTGCTCCCCTTCTGCCGCATATTTATTAAGCCATACTTCAGCTGCTAATCTATCAGAAAATAAAGGTGCTATTCTATCAAGCACTTTTTCCTTGTGTAACACTTCTTTCATAAAACCTCATTTAAATCTACATACCTTTCTCCTTGACACATATAAGTCTCATAGCTATAATCAAACTTATGAGTTTTTTCATGCCAACTAGCTTCCATTAGTAATCTTTTCCAAGATTTAATTTTTTTCTTGGCCAATATTTCTTCAAGATTATCAGTCTTAAGGATCCAGACTATTGGACTTTTCTTATACCTATTGATAACTATAAATCTAAAAGGTAATATTTTAAAATCCTTATAGTAATTATCCTTTGTTGTGGCCTGAGAAAGCATATACATATACATGTCAGCTTGAATATAATAATTCCAACTGACTATGGATTGAGGAAATATCTCCTCATCCTTACCAGTAGTTTTAAGATCAATAGGAACTATAACTTTATTCTTATGATCCACAATGATCTTATCAAATATTCCTCTAATCTTTATACCATCATATTCACCAGTAAATGGAACTTGATAGAAATGATCTACATCAGTTTGAAATGGATTTTCCTTAAAATACTTAGAGGTAAATGGAGAATCTTTTAAAGTTCTTACACAAGACTCTGCAGCATCAAATTCAGATTGACTGACTAAAGTTTTATTCTTACTTAAAAACAATAGACTAAAATATCCACTTCCAGCCTTTATTAATTCCCTAAGTCTAGCCTCTATGCCCCAGTTAGTTCTGTAGTTTTCCTGGTCCATAATCTTTAAGGCTAATGCTGCGTCTATATCTTTAAGCTCACATGTGCTCTTATCACATTTATCCCAAATGAGATCTAAAATTTTAATAACAGCAAAAGAAGGCTTTTCATAATCAGATATTACAAATTTATCTTTAAGCTCCTCAGGACATGTAAGTAGACAATCTACTAAAGATCCAAATCTTAAGCTGTCCGAGTCAGCTTTTTCTTCAGAGATTAAGCTCTTTGGGCCCTCTCTCCATAGTCTTGCAAGTCTTGAGTAGGAATAAATAAGATTATTATCAGATTTCTCCTCCCATTCTTTGCAGCTTAGATCAAGAATACTCTTCATCTTCATATGTTAAATCATCCATTGAGGTTTGTTCACTATCATCAACTTCAGTGTCTATATCTAAAAGCTGACAATAGCTCTTTACATATCCCTCAAACTCTACTAACAACTTATATCTTTCAGTAAGTTCTTTTTGTTTAGATTTTTCTCTAATACATTCCGATCTTACTAGAGAATATAAGTCTTCAAATCTTCTTGAATCTATCAAGGATTTGGATAATACCAGGTCTTTATTTTGAAAGACTTTTGTACTATAGGTTCTAAAGACTTTTATATAATCCATTAAGGTAAAGTTTTAATAATCTCTATGGCCTGTATTAGCTCTTTGGTACTATGAATCTCCATAAAAACTACTGGCTGTTGAATATTGTACAGACCTTTTCCTAAATTGGTTAGAAAGATTTTTCTTTTAAAAGGATAAGTATCATTTGGGTAACCCTTGACTTCAATTATGATGTGATAACCATTAAAGTCAAAAGTAAAGTCTGGTGTATATACAGACTTTCTCAGTGTCTTATCAAATCTTTCTAGGGTTTTGCTTTTGGCATCTCCTATAAATACCAATAAACTGCTATCTCTTAGTTTATAAGTATTAAATAATACAAATGATTCCTCTTCATATTTAGGACTAAATCCAGACTCTATAAGTCTTTTATAGCATAAGGCCTCACTTCTACTTTTAAACTTTATAGAATCTAATTGATTAGGAGTAGCATTAATAATTTTTTTATTAGCTCTCATTAGAATTCTATAGTTAATCCATTGTTTTTACTGAGAATCTCATTCGTTTTCAGGAATCCATCACATTCAAACTCTGAATTAGTTCTAGCAAAATAGGCAGGATGTTTATAACACAAAACATAATTAGTATTATGATTTATGAAAGGTTCAAATAATTTGGCATATGATCCTATTAATAAGTAAATAATGCCAGAGGTATCTCTACTTAATTTAACTAGCATGTCCTTAATGAAAGGGAACCACAGAGTACTATGACTAGTAGGAGTATTAGCTACTACAGTTAATGCTGAGTTAAGTAATAGAATTCCTTGATGAGCCCATTTTTTCATAGTTATGTCAAAATGAAATTTCTCAGGCTCGGTTAGATAGAAATCTTTATAGATTCTATCTATTACTAATTTTAATGAAGGACTCAATTCCTTAGTTCCTATTGGATTAGCAAATAACAATCCAGTAGCATAACCTGGTTGTGGATAAGGGTCCTGCCCTAACATAACTACTCTTAGATCTTTGTAAGCACATTCTTTAAAAGCATTAAAAACATTTTCTTGAGTAGGAAATATAGGAATATTATTCTTATACTCCCTCTCAAGAAAATGTAAAATTTTATTAGTTATAGGACTATCTAAAATTTGATTCCATCCATTTTTACACATTAATAATTAGATTAGTACCATAAGTTATCTTAGGATCAAGTTGAAGATTATAATGGCCATATCCATCACTATATTTTCTATAAGATAACTCAAAAAATTCTCTTCTAGCTTTATAATACTTTATTAGCTCAGCAGCTAATTCACTAGAATAGATTGAAGACAACATATCTTCTAGACTTCTTGGAAATACATTGTTGAGGATATCTTTAGTATATTTCTGTGCATATTTAAGGAATGCTGCACAGATAAATAACCAATTTATTACCTTTTCTGAATTAAAGGTAGGCTCATGAAGTCTAAACTCCACAGTTTTTCCCGTCTTTTTAAAGCATAGATTTATAAGATTAACCCACAAGTATCTATGCCCCATGTTCCATTTAGCCCTATTCTCATTGTCTTGAGGATGATTTTTATATAAGTCACTTCGATATCTGGTATTTCCTCCAGAGAGAAAATAATAAAGATCATCAAAGGAATTAAACTTCCCTGGAAGGGGATTACAAAAATCTTTAGCTTTTGTTTTGAAAGTAGATGTACACATACATTGGTGACAAAACATTCTCCTAACTTGATCCTCTAGACATAGGCATAGATTATAAAGAGCAAAGATTTCTGCTTCTTTTATTGGGAATCCTCCTATATGAACATGCATGGAGCAATCCTTATCAAAAAAACAGTTTTCTCTTAATAATTTTAACTGAGCTAGCAGCAGCTTGAAATCATTCTCAGTCCCATTTAATGGAATAGTAGCATATTCATGTCCTTTGATAGAACCATCTCTTAGAGGCATTAATCCATATCTATGACAGTCAGCTTCTGAAATATTACCAGCAGAGGTTTCGAATTCTATACCGAAGGTAAGATCTCCCCACTCCTTTAGGTAATTAGGCTGAATTGTAGAAGTAACATTATCAATTACCTTCCTGTGATTATCCCTAAGGAAAATGGGCATTAATTCATAGCTACTATAATGCTCTCCAAATGAATAACAGTTAACTTTTCTGCCTATACAGTTGCCTAACCATTTCTCCATATCAGAATTAGCTGCTTCTACTACCTCATCGCATCCAAGAGTTTTATTAAAGACTCTTGGTATCTTATTCAAAACTTCTTCATTAATAACAGCTTCTCCTGATCCGTTAGTTTTTTTAAGAAAGACTATACCCTTGGCATCACTCTGAAAATATGATCTTATACAGCCCCCCTTTGGGGTATAATCTACTATACCCCTAATTGTGTTTCTATTTTTCTTAACATATTTACCAGTCTTATAATCTTGATAAATAAGTGGAGAGGATACAGGATACCAAAATTCTCCTAGTTTTACTGCCTCTATCTCTTTGATATACCAGTAACCATCAATGGATATGCAATCGGACTTATTTACTGATTTCTGTGAAAGAGTTATTACGTTTTCTTCCATAAAATTAATAGGTAAGAGTTTTAATTTCTTTAATTTCCACATCTAATACTGCATTAATATCTTCTCTGGTTAAGTTTGCTGTTTCTTGTACATAACAGTCCATATCATCTTCAGCTACGTAAGAGTCATAAGCAGTCCAAGAGGGCCATTTTTCAGTGGGAACTCTATGACCAACAATACGTCCCTTTTTAATTTTATAAATTATGGGATCTGAAGTAAAGAACACTTGGAAATCTCCAGTAAAAGTCTTAAGACTAGATGTGTATTTTTCACATTCATAGAATTTATCTAGATCTTTACTGTAGTATATTCCTTGATAACACAAAGAAGCTAACCAATTATCTTTCCACTCCTCCCCTTTACTTAGAGTTTCTTCTAATCTTTTAGCTATCTCATATGCATACAAGCTATTAAGCATTCTCCCCTTGTAAAAGTAGAACTTCTTTCCAACTGTAGAGCCAGAATAGCCAATATATCCTGTACTATATAGAATCTTTTCACCACTAACTTTTTGTCCTTTATGGTAGTAAAAGCCATCCATAAAATATATCTTGTCTCCAGCAGCGTAGCCTTTATCTGCTATGGTAGGCTCTACCCAGTCAGGAGAGATGATATATTGCCAAGCCACTTCTTTTTTAGAAACACTTGCCTTAGGATAGTAAGACCTATTAAGTGTAGATACAGCCTGATACTTACTCTTCCTATCATATACCTCCTTGGAAACTATTTGTCCCTCTTTTATGCAGAATAATGTATTAGTAAATATATCTATTACATTTCCTTCTCCATAAGTAATCACACTTAGTGACTCTGCTATGGACGACCACCAGATGCCTTCCTTTGTATGAATTATGTACAGAGGTCTTTCCTCGCTGGTATAAGCACCATACTGAATGTTAGCTGATTCTCCTTTAAATAGATAAGTTCGAGGAGTTTTATCACCATCATCAGTAGGCCTATAGTCAACCCATGCAAAGGCTCCAGCACCATTATATTCTAGCAAAACTTTAGGCCCATAATGATAAATTATATATGCCAAAATTTGCGAATCTGTATAATGTTGAGGAACTTTACTAAGATATTTATCAGCCAGCTCTTGATGATTCAAAAGAGTCCCATTATGAGTAAATACAAATTCAATCTCATTGGTATCTTCATTTCTAATCTCAACAGGTTGAGCGGTACTAAGACCAATTGTTCCAACTGAAGCCTTTCTGCAATGACCTACAGCTATGTTCACGTGAGCATCTTTAAATGAAGAAACAAATGGAGTATCTCTAATAAAGTTTATAAATAACTTTGATTTGTCTACTCCCCAATTAATTTCTCCATCAATAAAAGCTCCGCAGGAATCTCCACCTCTTTTGTCATTAAAGATTCCCAACATAGCAAATTTATCTACTGCAAATTTCTTATCATTTTTATTACTGGCAAATCCAAATATACCACACATTAGTTAAATAGTTTTTAGGTTAAATTTGCTAACAAGAGCTTTGGCAGCTTCCTTATCATTGTTGTTAATACAATGTTGAACTTCTTCTCTAGCCATTTCAGCACTATTGCCTTTATTGATAAAATCAATAGCTTCTCCAATTTGGTCAAAGCAGTATCCAATTAGTTTGTCACTGCTGATAAAATATCCTGAAAGAGTCCTATATTCTACACCATAACTAGTAAGTCTAAAGCATCCTGCTTTCCCATAAAGTTGTCTCCGTCTGTCATCAGGATCAATTAGAATTGAAGGAACTCCTAGAAATAGATCAAATGCTTTAACAATCTCCAAGGAGATTTCTACAGAAGGATTATCATAGCCTATATGAAAGTGACATCCAGTGGTTCTAAGATTAGTAGATTCTCCATCTGGTTTGGGATTGATGTCCTCTGTCCATGCATTATAATCAGGACTACAACCAAATTCCTTAGCTTCCTTACTTTGTAGCTGGTCATCATCTACAATAGCTGATCCATAACAATGAATCTCATAATTTTGATCTGTTTTCTTTACAAAATCATCAATAAACTTTTTCATTTTATTCATTGATGCGATAAAGTCAGCTTTAATATTGGTTGGTGGAATATTAAATTCAGCTAAGATATTATCTATTTGGAGTCCATATCCCTTGGACATGCCTTCAGGAGTATAAGCCTTTCCCTTTACTCCTGGGATAAGTCCTATTGATGAAATAATTTTGTTTGTCTGACTATGGCGAATAAACAATTCAGGGTCTGATCCTACCAGATAATTTTCTACTTTATTCATAATTGTTAATGTGGTTTTTTACGAAATTATTGATGTATGTGTTTATAGGAGAATCTTTTGGCATCATCTCTGGATGCCCTTGAATGCAGAAAGAATTAGTTTTAGAATAATAAACTATTTCTGGTTCTTTAAAATCAGCGGTATTAGTAATGTCAAATGCTCCTCCTGTAACATATTTGTTACTAAGCCTCTCTTTACTCCATGCAATTAGTTCATATTCATCATCAGGAAGATTATAAGGATACATCATTTGATGATGAAGTGATGTGATAATTCGTACTGAACCATCATTGAATAAAAGTTCATGAGGCCTTCCTGCGTGAAGATTAACATCCTGAATTAACTTACCACCATTACATGCTGTTAAGAACTGAGCTCCTCTACAAATACCTACTTTCAAAAGTTTTTTAGGCATACTTAGGTACTCTCTTACTTCTCTAAGATCCCTAGAAGGACTATCATATGAGCTAACATTAGTATCTCCATACAACTCAGGAGAGACATCCTCTCCCCCTGTAAAGATTGCCAAATCAGCCTCTTTGATGTCCTGTACTAACTTAAATTCTTCACTTATCCAAGATGCATAGGATTTAGATCTTCCTACAATATATACTTTCATATAGTCTACTATTCTTTATGGTTAAGATTTGGCTGCCAATAGGGAGAGGTAGGTCTGTACTTCTTAATTAGATTTATAAGAGCAGTATAGTATATTATCCTTTCTTCAGAAATCTCTCCTTTTTCTATGGAAGTGGCTATTTTACTATTAAGCCTTATTTCTAAGTATTTGGGCAAATTAGATTCAAGGTGCTCAAAATTTCCCCAATGTATACAGGGAATAAAATAGTTAGCACATGAATTTAAGGGATAATTTTCCACTCGTTTAGCCCACTCTTCTATAGTATCATAGTAACATAACACACTTTTTCCTTTTTGAATATCTTCTTTAGTGAGAGCTATGTTATGATAAGGGCTAAGGGGCTTGCCTTCCTTATATTCTGCCATAGGTCTAGATTCACTAAACATAGTGGAGAACAAACGTCTTCTATAAAGAGAATGCCCAGTGCCTTCTAACAAAAAGATGTTAGCTACTACACAGTACAAGTTTACTATATTTAAATTGGTAAACATTCCATTTCTATGCAGGTTAACTACTTCTTTTAGAATTACACTTCCTGGCACTTCATATAATAATCTACACCATGTTAACAAGAGTCTAACGGCCCAATAACTTATACCAAATTCCATATTAACTAATATTCTACCAGTAGTTGGAATGTTAGTATAAAGTGTATTATCCTCCACTAATTCAAAAGACTTAAATTTAAATATCTTTTGCAAGAGAGATAAATATTCTATAATCTCATCTTTGGTAAGTAGACAATAATTGTTATTATGGTTATTTGATTCTTCAGTATAAATAACCCAGGTAAATCCTTTTGTGTTTACAATACAGGCATCTTCTAGAGCCCCTACCATCTCTGAGCTACTAAAGTAATTACCCCAGCAGGCCCATCGAGTCATCTCTCTATAACTCTGATTATTAAATCTCCAATAAGTGGAATGACTTAGAAATGAAATATTCATACTTAATTAAGCATATTTGTTAGCTGTTCTACATATTTGTTAGCTGTAATATCTCCTAAAGAAGGAGCACTATTTGTTTCTAAGATAATAAATTCCGGAGACTCTCTAAGCACTCCTTGTTTATTAGTAGCTGACTGAACCTTAATATCAACTGCTGCAATATCCAAAGAAACAGCTGCAAGAGCTTTAACACACTCTGCTACAATTTCTTCCCAGTTGTTAGGTTTATCAAATAGAGGATTTTCCTCTAGAATCCAAACACAATTATTATCATGCCTATGCCATCTTTCTTCTGCCTCTTCTTTCAGCATTTTTCTACAGGTGTAGAAATAACCCTCGGCAGTTACATGTAGTCTATATTCTCTGGAGTAGGAAAAATACTTCTCTATAATGTAATTATTTAGTTTATCTTGATGGCTAACTCTAAAGTTGTCTAGATCATCCTGATCTTTTATATAGAAGATTCCATTTCCTTTGCTAGAATGTTTATGCTTAATGATGGCTGGGAATATATCCCAATCCCCAATATCATCACATACTTTCCAATCAGCAGTTTTAACTCCGGAAGCTTCAAAAGCTCTCTTCATAAGGATTTTATTGCCAGAGATCTTGCATCCTTCAGGAGTATTTATCTCTATAATATCCTCTATAGGAATATTAGGAAATATTGCCTCTGTAGGTGTGATACTTCCTAATCTCAGAACAGCTCTGTGAGGGCTCTTAACTATTCCTCTAATCTTTGAAGCTGTATGGTTTTTAGACCTAATTTTTAACTTGTACTTTTTCATTTAATGTCCATTTTAGAGTATCTGCTTGTAATATATCTACTCAATTCCTCTATTTTCTGATCGTCTGTAGATAAGTTAATAAAATTATTGATTAGTTTGGCTGATTTATTAACATTTGAGACAAGTGGCTCAAGTTCCCTCTTTAAAGCTTCTACTAAGGCTAAAATATCAGTATCTTTAAAAAGTGCCATTTCCCCGTTTCGGTAGGTAATTTCTGGGAGTTGTCCCGTCATTAATGATAGCGGCCAACAATTAATAATTAACTCTGTACCAATCCGAGTATATATATTATTGTTAAATACTGCTAAGACAATTAATTCTTTCTTCTCTCCTATAGTATAGGAATCAATAATTAGATGTGAGAATGAAAGGAGACTTCTTTTTTGCTTTAACATCTATCTTAAATTTTACTTTCTGATCCATAAACCTTCAGCCATAGGCTTCTTATACCTATAGACATTATTTTTCATTACATAAATAATAGCTTCCACCCCATTTACTACTACTATATCTTTAGTGTAGAGATTAGGGTATCCTTCATAGTGATCTAGAAGTTCCATAGTTTTATTGTCTACCTCATACATTTCAAATGTGATTAAAGTAGGCTTCTCAGAAGGTACCAAAGCTGGAAATGATCCTAAATCATACATTTGATAAGGTAGTTCCTCTGTGAATGTTCCTAGATAGGGGGAATCTCCTAAAAGGTTATTGGCGTGAAATCCCTTTTTAAGGGTGCCATAAACAAGTACTTTCATGCTGTATTAGTTTTAATATTGTTTGATGTAGTATTTCTCGACCATGCATCTTACATAAGTCTGAACTATCTTTAGAATTTAATTCTGTAGGAATTTCTATCTGTGTTAATCCAAACTGCTTAGCCATTGCTGATCCATATAATCTGCCATGATTGACCTCTTTATTAAAATCATTATCATATAATATAAAGATTTTATGAAAGCGGTTTTTTAATTCATCTACCACATGGGGTTTAGGCCAGTAAGATTCAGCTTGAAGACTACAGGATGGTATACCTGTGTTTTCCCAGATACATAAAGCATCTTTTCTAGAACTGGTTATAATAAGATTATCACCATTCATAGGTAATTGAGACCATAGATCCCATACAGAGCTATTATGATTGTTATACCATTTATTATCTTTACTAAAAGGCTGATATATTTTAATAGAAGTTATGTTATCCTTCTGCTCTATATAAACATAAGCATACTTCTCTGCTGGTATAACATATTTATTAGATTCCTTCTCTATAAATATATAACTAATTGGGAAAACCTTTCCAAATTTTAACCAAGGTAGGCTAATACCATAGGAGTCCCAATACTCTAAGTCATATTTCTTCCATTCTCTAATCTTAACTTGTATTTTAGCTTTAGATCCAGAATGTCTACCAGACTTGCTGATAGTTAATTCTGAGTTATTTCCCTTAGATATTAGAGGAATCTCCGTAATTATCTTTGCTAAAGTTGCCTCTAGGTTAGTATGCCATAATTCCGCTAAAAATCCTACTAAGCTATTAGAGTATCCAGTAGCGAAATCTCTTACTGCCACAGTTTGCCCATTGGAGGTGTATATTCCTAAGGAGGGCCTCTCATCCTTTCTAGTAGGATTGTTAATAACGGTGGGAACACTAGTGACTCCAAGATAATATCTTAATATCTCGAAGTCACTAATATGTGTTCTAACCTCATCTAAGGGTAAAAGTGGTCCATTTCCCTTAGCAATCATATGTTATTTCCACCAACCAGCAGCAGGTACTGTAGAATCATCTTCAGAACCCTTAGCGACTGTTTCTTCTAAATTAGTTGCTTTTGGGACATATTCCCCAAATTCATAAGGCTCTTCACCAAAGTAGGTATTAGGATATCTACCAATTTCTTTACTATTCCTTACCTCCTTAATGATAGCTGTATTATCTCTAGCGGAGTTTTTCAGAGGAGTCTGAATAAATATATCTTGATACATCTTGTTATCTGGGGTGGTTTTAACTCCAAACAATAGTTTAACCATATTCTGATTTGTCCAAGCCTCTACTACTGCTACAAGTTCTGAAATATCTCCATCAAAATATTTCTTGATGTTATCTAACTGGCAATAAGCAGCAGTGATATCAGGAATAGTAACAGTTACACCATCTCTGGTATAGGATTTATTGGGAATGCCACTGAGGGCTTTGATAAATTTAACTAGGTTCTCTTCACCTACCATAGCAGGTCTTACACCAGTTCCATCAAACCATTTGAGTCTGTCTGGAATTTTGCCAGCTTTTGCCTCTTCTACTGTTAGCCAAGTAGATTCTCCAAAAGCATTAATCACCTGTACCTTTGTATTATCTCTATTATATTGTATCTGATCTTTTAGAAAATATGATACTGAGGTTTTTACAGACTCTCCATTGGTTAGCTTAGGACTAATCTCAACTAAGAAATTAATTCTAGCGGTTCTAACTCCTGTTTCATCAACACTATAATAAGAAGGCTCTTTTTCTAGTGTTACAGGATTATCAGGAGTGCTATAGATCTTTTCTAGGTCAGCTTTGCTAGGATTAACAGAAAGTACTTTAGCAGGAGCAATACCTATATAGCGTCGTACCACATTAGAAGTTGAAGTTGAGGCACCTTTAGCAATGAGAAGAGATATATTACGTTTCATAATGATTTTATTGAATAATTTATTATATAATAAGGTGTTACTAAAATTTGAGGAATGAATTAGCAGAAATTTCTGCTGTACTTTCTGGAACTTCAGGTTCTGAACTAGGAATTAAGTCCTCTATATTCAGATAAGATACCTTTTCAATATCAACAGGTTCCAATTCAGGGCCATTAGGTACTTCCTCTTTTATACCATTAGCTTTTTTGAAAGTGTTTATAGTAGCGTCTAAAGCTGCAATTTTGGCATCTAAATCAGCTAGCTGAGCTTCATAAGAAGCTCTAGTTTCTTCAATTTTAATTTGAAGTTTTTCTTTTCTTGTCAGATAAGGCTTTTTCCCAGCTTCTAATCTTTTGATCTGGGCAGCTACAAATCTATCCATTATTAGGCGTTTTGTTGTATTCTATTCATTAAGAATAGATAATTTTATTTATTATCCTTTATAATACTCATCAGCAGTTTCCACTATATATCCTAAATCATTAGGAACATATAATGAATTAAACATACCATAAGGACTCTTTGCTGAGCTAGTAAATTCATCCTCATTAGTTAGGTATTCTTTAACTACTGTTTTACTAGAAGCATCAAATCTAGATTTACCAATAATAGTAATATCAAATTTACCTTCAGGGGTGACATATTCATCTACCATTTTCCCTGTAGTTTTTAATTTAACATATACTCTATTATCAGGTTTAACTACTTCCTCACCATGAGCTAGGACAATAATATTCTTGGGATTTGGGTCTTGATACAAATCTATAGCATCAAATATTCTACCCATAAAGGCTCCAATCTTTTTAGGGGTATCCCAACCACCTTTAAGAGCATTAGCCATATAGTAATCTTGCATTAGATAATTAAAATCATCTATTACTATAGTTTTATATGGGCATTCTGGGCTAGCTAACTGAGTTAAGATAGTTGCTACCACATCAGGATCATTGCTAATAATCCTATTACCTGCAGTTGGTTTTTTATAGTCAGTAACTACATAATCTTTCTGACTCCCTCTCCAAGGCAGAGGTTTACCTAAAACACTTATAACAAAAGTGGTTTTTGGATCTAGTCCTTTGTGACCTAGTTCAGGAATACCCTTAATACCAGTAGATTTTCCAAAGCCAGAAGGAGCTAGACCTAAAATTCTAGACATGTTTAAATAGTTTTTTTAATAATCCTCTATTGTGTTGCTTAATTGTTAACAATAGAGATATTTTTGGTTCGGGGTGAGAAGCATTGCTTCTAATAAGCTTATAATATTTCTCTAGTGCTTCTTTATTGTCATATTCTGGCAGTTCACTAAAGTAATTTACTGCTCCATCAAAATAAAGAGGACATTCAGCATTACCGCCACCTTCTCTTCCCACCATAAGCTCCATAAATCTGATATTATCCCTGAACTTAGTTATATCATATTTACCATGATCTGTTTTGCCATATCTATATGGAGCATATAATCCCAAAGCTAGGTCACAATCTCTTCCAGTTAGTTTATTGTCACCAAGACCATCAGTAGTTGGCCTTAATTTATCTAACTTAAAGTTTTCATTGCCCTCTTGGGATGCTTGTTGCTGTTGTACAGCTACGATGGTATATTTGTATTTATTTCTTAGCTGTACAAAATACTTAGATGATAACTTACTCATAGCTGCATGTAGTGTATTACAATCAGCTTCGGTACTGATTAAGCTTAAATGATCTACAATAAGTATTTTATACTCATCTGGGTCATCTGGCTCGTAATAATCATCTACTACAGTAGGAGTAGTTTCCTTAGTGTTATTGTCTATAAAATCTATTGTTTTAGTATGTTGAGTTCCATGATTTTGAGCATATTCTCTAGCAAATTTGAATATACCCGTTGGGTTTCTAATACTATCAATAAATTCTACACACTCTTCAAAGAATTCAAAATAAGGTTTATATTCATCACTAGATAGAATCTCTAATACTTCCTCTGGAATTGGATAACTAGCATTAGTGCTTCTCAAATCTTTAGGAGCTATTCTTATTTTCCCTCTACTTAATATATAAAGCAGATGAGACATAAATTGTCTATATTTTTGCTCCTTTGACATCTCTAGAGTAAAATAAAATATCTTGATTCTTACTTGTTCTCTATGATTAAAAGCATAAAAGAATGGTGTAAATACATACAACCAATCTGTTAGTTGACTTTTGCCAACTTTAGTGTTTGCTGTTACTAATGTATAAGTGCCTTGTTCAATGCCAGGCAATACACTTGAGAATCTTGGTAAATTAAATGGAATGCTGTTGATTAGGCCATTATCAATCCTATGCTTTCTATCAACTAAATCGTTAAAAACTCTATTAAATAATTCCACTTATACCATAGTATGAATCCAATCATCATTGTTAGGAGCTACATCTTCTAGATTTTCAATTGTAGTTAACAATTCTGATTCATTGTTTTTTTCAATAAAGTATGGCAAAATTCTCATCAAAGTTAAATTATCTCCAAAGCTTTCTATATATTTCTTAGTAGCTTCTAGAATAACTTCGTTTGAGAAATGACCATATTTCTTGAAGAAAATTTTAAGCTTCTGTTTCACAAGGCCAGAGTTTCCTCTCCAATATTTAGTAGTATTGCTTTTTTTACCTTTTGGAAACAGTTCTGCCATTTGAGAGGCTAAATCATTTAAGGAGTCCTTTTCCTCTTTTGTGAGCTTAATAGATTCTGATAGAATTCCTCTAATAGCTTCAAGGCCAGCTTCAGTAGCAAAATAGGCATTAGCTGCCATATCAGGTTGATAGGTATCACCTATGAAGCCTCTCTCAATAAGTTCATCTATATCCTCTTGGGTATAATTAAACTTACTCATTGCCAACAGAAAAAATTGAGGATGAGTAAGATTATACTTGTCCAGGACCCCTTCATCAATTTGGATTATCATAAGGCAATTTATTTATATACTCAGGATTAATATCTTGAATAGAATTTCTTACATATTCTTCATCCCTTGTATTTTCAAAGTAGAGTATATAAACTTCTGGATGATACTTACTCCTTAATGTACGACCAGTCTTTTGAATAAAAGATCTTTCAATACTATCAAGCTGAATTATAACTCCAGCATCAATATCAACTAAGTTAGCTCCTTCTTGTAACATATTAACTACAAAAAGAGAATTGATCTTTTTACTATTAAAATTATCAATTACCCGTTGAGGATCATCAGTTTTAGAATGCAACACATTCTTTCCTCCTAATATGTTTGCCTGATCTATAGATCCACAAAAGCAAATAAATCTTTTCTTTTGTTCAAAAAGATCTGAAACATATTTATGAGCCATATTAGTCTTAAGAGAAGTAAGGAATCTTTTACGATCAGATCCAGCCTTAAGCCATTGAATTCTATCAAACTCAGACATTGAATTTTGGTATCTCCTTGATAAATAATTCATCTGGCTAGAAAGATACTCATATTTCTCTAGAGGTGTGCATCTAATCTCTAAATGTAAATTAGGATACTTTTTCTTATTGGTTAGGTACCCCCATCTAGCAGGATATTGACAAATACCCAATTGAGTTCTTTTACCCCTGCTAAACCAGACAATCTCTGTGCGTTCGAGATTATCTAGTTTCATAGGGATAAGATGTATAGCAGGTTTAGGAATAATACCCCACTCAATAGCTTGTTCTAAGGTAACTTTGAATTCATAAAATCTACCCCATATTCCTTTTAGTATATCTAAATTATCCCATCCAATCGTGGCTGTTAATGCAATTACATTAGATACTTCTATAGTCCTAAGATAGTCTGCTCTCGTATCAGTAATTCTATGAGCCTCATCTAAGCCTATAAGATCATAGGACTTATTAACATATTTATGCAGTGAAGCATAACAGATAATGGTGGTAGATCTCAATAGATATTCTTTCCTGTGCTTATAATACTCATCTTTCCACCCTTGTATATGAGCAATTTCAGCAACAACAATCAAAGTTTTCTTAGATTTTAAAGCTTCTTGAGCTTGTATAAATCCAAAGGTTTTACCACACCCTGTACACCATGATAATAATAAATTCTTATAAGACAGGGCTAGTTTTACAGCCTCATCTTGTAAGGCTTGTTTAGTCACTTCAACACATTTTTGACTTTATTGACATACTCTTTGTCCTCAGCATATAAACGCTTTAAAATTAAATAGTAGTCTTCTTCAGATAGATTCCTTGCAAAAGAACTTTGCCACAATGCATAATCTATAGCACTCTCCTGCCAGGTTCTATATACAGCATATCCGTTCCTAACTCCAATAGCTAAAGTAGGTCTGGATTTTGCTAGGGTCATTCCATAGAGATTATTATTCTCTTTGAAGACTTTACTAGCAAAGTTTCCAGTCTCTAAAATAGCCTGGGCTGTTACAACTAGAGGATGCTGTACACGAATCTGGTAGTTAAAGTTTAGAACAGAGTCATACATTGTTTGAGAGAGGTTGTCTTTGTGATGATACAATTCTATATCATCCGTTTTCTCTTCTGTGGAAAGTTTTTCATAGCAACCACTTATTATCCCAAGTAGCCCTATTGTCATAAGAAATATTCCTACTGATAATAGAACTTTCTCTCCTAAATTTTTTACTCTAAACATAATGTATTATTTTTTCTTCTTTAGTTGCCTCTTAAACTCCTGAAGATTTTTATGATCCTTTTTTTGAATCAGAATTTTAAAAATAAAGTTCTTCTCCATCTGAGATTGGTTAAATTTAGGAAATACCTTGGGTTCTCCATCTTTAATAGGGGCAACATATCCTAATCTATGTTGCTTACAAAACTTCAACAAGCTAGGATCATTCTTGATGAAGCTTTCTAAAACTTCCTTTAAGCATTTTTTAGTTCTTACTGTCTCAGTAATAAATGACATTAAATCTTTGGAAGTTTCATCTGGAAAGATTACTTTATCAGCTTCTACCTTAACTATACAAAACATATCAGGTTCTTCACGCACATAAGAATCTGATAGTCTAGTAAGTTTGGAATTTAAAGCACAAAGGTAATTACCTTTCCAGTCTGATAGCTTTTTCATATAATAAAAGGGATTGATTACTTATAAATAAGGAAGGATTTTACCCCTCCCCCTCTTATTGCTGTAGTTAGTTTTATAGTACCCAAGACAGGACTTGAACCTGCACGCATCTCTGCATCAGATCCTAAATCTGACGTGTCTACCTAATTCCACCACTTGGGCTTATATACCTAGATATTCTAGGTATATGTTAATCTAATGATACTTATTCGAAGATTCATGAAGATGTACAGAATCAGGAATTTCTCCTTTATTGTTTCTGCGAAGTACTTTGTAGTGGAAAAGTACTACATGACCCCCAGCGGTTACGACGTCATCTGCATCTTTCATTCTATATTGGTATAATTCACTTTCTTTATCATACCAAGAGTTACGTATTGAATGATAAGTTACAGGCATGCCAGATCTTTGCAATAACTTAGCAGCACTTTCAAATCCTGCCTGTAAATTATGAGGAAATTTCATGATTTCCTGGAAAATTTCCTTCAAAATATTCGGTTGCTTACAAAGATTAGCAAAGTAGCCAGGATTCGGATTTATTATAAAGTTAGAGAAGCCCTTTTCTTTAAGAGTCTTCTCCCAAACAGGATTTCTCCACCTCATATAAGCAGTTGTGGGTGCTGAATCAGGCCAGACTTTTTTAAAGAGTCTGCCCATTCTACCCCTGGAAGAATCATCTTTGTATGTTCTTAGAATTGCTAGAACTTTTTCTTTCCTCTCTTGTGTCCAGTACATTCTCATCTTATGATTTTTTATAAAAGTTTTTCAGTTCTTTTTCTACTAATTCCCACACACCCTTACCTTCCTCAGTATTTGAATATGAGAGAATCCTTCTGATTAGAGAGGGACTATCATTCTTTTCACAGATTTTTTTAAATTCTTCCTCTGAGTTAATAGAAAGTATTTGTTGTTTTTTAACATAGTTCCATACTACTCCCCATAATCCCATCTCTCTTAAACCTTTCTCAAAGAGAGAAGAACTGGATACTACTGATGGCTCTGAGGATTGAGATTCTTCTTCACGTTTCTGAGCTTCAGGATATTCTATTTTGGAGATGCCAACTTTAGTTACTGCAGAAATTTTATTTATAGATCCATCTTCATTAAGATAGACTTTAATGGTTTCAAGCTTATATCCATCCTCTGCGGCTATAACTACTCCTCTATAAGTAAATTTCCAGTGCGTAATCTCCTGACTATCCTCTACTACCTTAGTCAATATCCTCCCACTTGTTAAATGAACCTTTGCAGTGTCTCCTACTTTTATTTTCATATCTCTAAAATTAAAAAATTATGGTTAGGTGGTCTCTTCCAGACTCGAACTGGAATTAGAGGTTTAGAAGACCCCTGTTCTATCCCTTGAACTAAGAGACCTTTATAATTTAAATATAATGCTTTGCCTTGATAGTTGTCCAGGTGTTTGTAATAAAACTTACATTACCCTTGTGTATACCCCAGAACCTATAGATTTCTCCATCTGCGGTAATAAAACTAGGAGATTCTGATGATAGTTCATGAGCTCTTGAGTCCCAATTATTTTCATATTCAATTATAGCCTCTTCCCAACAAATGATCCCCATTGCAAATACCAAATTCCTTAGAAAACCCCTACCAGCATATTTTTTCAGAGAACTTTTGTAGAAATCTTCTGCTATCTGGACATTTGACGTGGGGGAAGAATACTTTAGGCTGGCAGCTACTTCATTTATAAGAAAAGAGAGTAATCCCAATTTTCTTATAATATCTTCGGTTAATTCTTCTTTAGTCATAATATTATCCGGACATAATATACTAAAAAAGAAAGTGTCCTATATAAGTATAAGACACTTTCTCTGCTTTTTAATCGGTTATGTTGTTAAGTGTAGGAAGTTTCTTGTTGGCAAAAAAGGCCACAAGATTAGTTACCGTCACAGCTGCAGCAACTACTCCCCACATGTTATACCCTGTATAAAACAGAGTACCAGCGCACCCAATACTAAATAGTATTAGAAGCATCCATAAACCTGCTAAAAAGTTTTTCATAATATATTATTTTAATTAAATAGATTACTTGTGTTTAATTCTTTCTAGCCACTTATCATTTATATTTGACCAAAATGGAATTTCTTCTCTCCCATTCTTACCCCAAAAGAAGGCCACCTCTATGAACATTCCAGGCTTCTCAGAACAGTATGCAACGTATTCCTCTAAGCTAAGATGTTGGTCATCATATAATAATTCCTGAAAGCATATAAAAATATTATTTTCTTTCAGAAATTTGACAACAAAATCAAGATCTATCGACTTCATCACTATAGATATTATCTAATTGATTATAACGAGCTTTCCATCTTTCATCTATATTCTTCCAATTGCTATTCTCATTAGTATAATATCTAATAGTACCACTAATCCATCTAGCGGGAGCTATTGAGGCAAAGACTCCTCCTTGAGATATGTCTTCAAAAGTAGCTCCATCTATATCAAAAATTTTCCTCTCAAAAGAATATCTTACATTTTCCTCTATAAGAAATTGTATAAAATCCTTAAAAAATCTGTTTCTCCATAACAAAGCAGCCTCAGATAGTATAGGAGGGATATCTTCATAAATAATCTTATGAAACTTTGCTCCTTGCCTCCTTTTAAAGGATTCTCTTAGAAAAATAGAGATGTTTCCCCGATCTAATACATTTGGGAGTGTGGCCTCTTGTAATATCAATTCTTTGCCCCTAGTTACTATTTCTTCTATGGGCTTATCAGATTCCCTACACTCTTTCTTAGAAGCAAAGAACATGCCTATGCAAAATTGTTCTAATATCCCAAAATCTTCTAAAGCTTTAATAATTAATTTCCCTGCTAGCATTGGTTATATTTTTTTATTGTATAATAATAAGTTAGTACCGCAAGTGGGAGTTGAACCCACACGGACATCACTGCCCAAGGGATTTTCATACCACTACTATTTTCATAGCCAGAATTAATTCTGTTTGTGGTCTGGACTATATCTTAACCATGCTATCTAAGATAGTTTAGGTTGACCCTGTTTAGTCTCTACACCTTTTCTTTCGAACTTGGCTCGGTATTAGCATCAACTTTACTTGTTAAGCCTTCACCGAATTTAAGGTCTTCTACATTTACCATTTCTGATAAAGCACTCAATTTTGATTTTTCATATTTAAACTCTAATTTCCTTTTTATTTTGGTTTTATTTGTTTGAATTAATTTACCATAAAGTCCAGAGCATTTCTTAGAGCAGAATCCTACTAATTTTCCACGATTTTGTTCTCTTGAAGAATTAACAATTACTTTCCTTCCACAGACAGGACAATTAGTTTCAATAGGAACAACAATTAATGAATCATCTTTTGCATGTTGTTTTCTTTCCACTATACGTAAATTCTTAAAATCATTATTTAGAAAATTACCATCTATATGATCTATTGTTTCTTGATCTGATAATTTTCTTCCTAAATAAGATTCAACCAAAAATTTGGGATAGCTGATAGTCCTCTTAGTACCACCTTTTACAACAATTATATGTTGTCTGCCATCCTTCCGGAAATAAGGGCCAAATACTTTATAATCTTCATACATTATTGTATGTTTAAACAAAGTCCCTCGTGTCTACCTATTCCACCATTGCGGCTTGTACCTATTCTCTGACTTGGTCATTGAATAGGCTTATACATATACCTCTCGATTTGAGCAAATTATCCAATAATATTTTAAAAGAGGAGAGGACTAGCTTCCTTAAGAAGATCCTTAAAGTTCTTGTGGAATTTATAGGCTAGATCTGCTCTATTGAAACTGAATAAACTTGGATATGCTTCATTTATAACACGTGGATCCCCAGATTTCCTATCTATCGTAACATTATAAAAACATAAGTAAGCTGGGTCATCATCTTCTTTATATACTTCTCTTAGATTAAGAAGTTGTATCAATGCTCTTACTGCCTTAGCTGTTTCTTCTGAGGGTAGTACATTACGATCTAGACTTGGGTTTAAACACTCTGAGTATTCCTTTGTTATCTCTCCTTCATAAGTTAGGATATAACGTGTAGAAGGCTTAGCCTTAAGACAAAAGCTCTCCCAAGTACTAGGTAAAGATACTACTTTTTTGTAAACTACTACCTTTCTCGTACTAGATTTTTTATCTAATATATATCCCTCAGGAATGTTAAATATTATACTACTCATACTAAAATATTTTAAGATACTACTTGTTTATTCTCAATATTTGAACCAGTCCATCCGTACCAATTCTTAATAACTGAATAAGGTTTATCTTTGTAATATTGCTGATAGCAATCATCACAATATGGAGATATATATCCTGTTGAGATTTTAGTTGCAGGTCTTCCACAGACAATACAAGTTTTTTCACTTATATACTCATACTTTTGTATGATTTTATATACTTCTTCAGGAGCTGCTGCATTATACCATCTTAGACCACCAAACTTCTCTTTAATCTGTGTAATCCTATATTCCTTAAGACAATTGTGTCTTTTAAGAGAAGCTTTTATTTCTTTACATATAGAAATGCTAAAACACTTCCTCCAACCTTTAGGCATAGCATCAAGCTCAGTATATGTTGGGATAAAGCATACTGGTTGAATAATATTCTCATGAATCCAATTAAGAATATTACTAAGCCTATAATAAAATCTATTTTTTACTATCTCCAGTGTTTTAAATGCAAATCCATAGTTATAAACAGAGACTTCACTCTTGCTTATATGATAGCAAATAACAGGATCTCCAATAAAATTCTTACTAGGCTCTATGCCTAAGAGTCTAAAATCCTTGCCAACATGTTGCTGAAGATTAAATTTACTAGACTCCTTAGGACCTAAAATCCTAATAATACCCTCATTTGTAAGAGAAATAGTATAATTACTCTCTTTATAACTGAAGCTGCCATTTTTAAACTCTTCAGGATCTTTATGAAATTTATATAAAAGTATAAATCTATCTATAGATTTTTTATGAAGTCTATTATGTAACTTCATAATCCAGGGAATATATACTTCATGCTTTCCTGAGAATCTGTTTCTAGGATATAGAAATGGAAACCTAAGACATAGGACAATACTATTTATTATCCCTAAAATCTTTTTTATTATTTTTATCATCAATGACCTTTCCTAAGATGGTTAAAAAGACTTCCTGTATAACTCCTAAAATGATATCTCGTTCTATACTATCAACCTCAAATTCCTCCTTATTATACTCTTTATCATTATATCTTATACCTACATGGATAAGATGTGAGTTGTTTTTAGCTATTCTTCTTGAACCTATGTACACTGTTTCATAAGCTTTGATTTGAGATAAAAACTTTGCTATTTCAAACACATTAGGGTCTAATAGCTTAATTTCATAGTAATTGTGTAGAGGAATAGTGGATGGATCATAGAAATAAATCCTCTCCATAAACATACCACAGGTAGCAGCTAATAGAGTGACTTCTTCATGTGTAGTAGAATTACTTATAAATTCTAAATCAGACTTAGTAAATCCAGGAATATGTATGAAGATATTAGAGTAAGTTCTCATTTTAACAAAGAATAAAAATCCTCTGGGCATATAATCCAGATTACAGAGAATATTAGAAAGGTTAGAATAGATAGCCCAAGTATAGTACCCATCACTACCTGAAAGAATGTGCTAGTCTGTGATGAAGAGAACCATTCTGTAATAGTATATCTGCTATTTTTCACGCAACCATGATTATAATAGATTAATCTAACTATCTCTATAGTTGTCGTTATTATCGCTACTGTCGTGAAAAGTATAATTGTTCTTAATATCATCTTTTAAAAGTTTATACATGATTATTAAATCTTCTACCCATAGTATTATAGCTACTATACCTAATGATCCAAATAGCCCAAGCATTACTCCTAATCCTTGCATATTAGGTTTCATTGCATATGAAAAGGCTAAATGATACATATGTAAAACTATTAGTCCTACTGATATAATAGCTATAATAAAACATATAAGTCTTATATAAAAATTACGTTTCATAGTAGCTAAATATAAATTAAGGGGAGACATAAATCCCCCCTTAATGGTTAATAATTCGGATTAGCCCTCTGAGGCTATAGAATAGTTACACTGATACCTAACCCTTGGTCGAAAGTACTTAACCAATATGTGATTCTTTGGTCAGGTGTAAGTATAGCCCAACTTGCTTTGTCGATCGCAGCTGGTCTATTAGAGGCCCAGTCTTTGAGAACCTCAGGTGAAATTGTCCTCTGCTGATAAGCCAGGCGTTGCTCACGAGGATAATGTTCCTGAATGTTCAGTTCTATTCCTGAAATGTAGTGTCCCTGTTTGTCACGCAGGAACTCTCCGGTCTCAGGATCTTTGGGTGTGGAGAAGGATGGGAACCATTTTTTACCAATGGTTCTTCCCGTCTGAACCACAGGTCCTCCTATTACCCCAGGTAGATTGACTTTGAGGAGAATTCCCTGTGAAAAATACATAGGATTCTCACTCTTTTTGATGATGAATTTTTTAACTTGTTTCTTGGCAGGCTTGTTAAATTTATTATTAGCCATACTCTTACCTCTCCTACTAAGGATTTAGATTAATGTAGGATAATTGTTGTAGTTTCTTTCCCACTACCAAAGTCCAATACATTTTTAAAGATGTAGCTACTATACTTCACTACAAATGTATTCAAAACTCCTTGATTTCATTATTTTCAAGTATAAATGCCTTTTTGCAATCTAGACAAATAATTTTATCTTCAAAATATGGTCTAGATAACATAGTATGTCCAAAGATTTGGATATAATCTTTGAGTCTTTCCTTAGAAGAAGCATGTTCCCTAATATCAGCCCATATAGGACTCCCAAATAGAAAATATCCTCCTCTTAAGTAGGAATACTGGTCATAAACGTCCCAAGATTCTTCATTGAGAATAAGACTAAGATTTGCTCCTTCTTCAATATGGTTATTACGCAACCATTCTGGAGATACTCCTGCATGAGTAAAAAGATACTTTATCCCATTTTGCTCACATTCGTAAGCCCTATGGAATTCTGCCCTATTAGCTAATAACTCATGATACTCAGGAGCATACTTATGGCTATAGCGTGTACATGGAGAAAAAGATCTGTTTAAGTAATGTGCATCATGATTACCTAATAATAAGACTACCTTGTTGGGATTGTTCTCTTGGAACTGAATAATATCCTCAAGTTCCATCAAGGCATCTTTATGAGAGATTTCTTCACTACCGTATGGATCACCATAATCTCCAAGAAAGATAATCTTATCAGCCTCTTCCTCAATAGCTCTTCTCCAGAATTTTCTCCCATGTACATCAGGGATAATTATTATTTTTTGCATCACTATATATATTAGCTAATAAATTTTCATGATTATCTACTTTATTATAGAATTTTAGAACTTTTTTTATTTCATTATCATCAAAAATCTTAGCATTTCCAATATATCTTTTTTCTAATGGAGTTGTGGCCCTATATAAATAATTTTTTCCTTTTAT